GGGGTAATCGGTGGTCTTGGTGCTACCGTCCCGATCGGGATTGCGAAGGCCATTGCAGCTTTATTTGATGCTGACGATCCAGAAGAAGAAATGATCAAGTGGGCGGAGGATGCATTTGGCGGCGGTAAGCTGGCAAGGTACGGATTACCCGGACTGCTTGGGATATCCTTAAAAGGCAGTCTCGCTACAAGGTTTGATGTTCCAGAAACAACCCTTGACTGGTTCGGAGCTCCCGGTAATGTTGTAGCAGACATATGGGACGGCACAAAAAATCTTACAAAAGGTTTTTACCGCGAGGGATTTGAGCAGATCGCTCCGGTTGCGGCAAGAAACATTTCCCGGGGTTTGCGTGAATCAAGGGAAGGTGTTACCACAAGAAGCGGTTCGCCTGTTTTCTTTGGCAAGGATCGGCTTAAGGGCGACACGTACGATATGATGTTGCGCTGGCTGTCCTTCAATCCTACAGGCATTTCAGAGAAGCGCGAAATCCAATGGAATGAATACAAAACGATGGAGCGGTATAAAGAAAAACGGAGTGAATTATATAAACGATATAAAAGATTTTATTCTAAACCCCCAGGCAAGCGAAATACAAAAGATAAAGTTGACATTTTGGCCGATATAAGGGACTTCAATATAGAAGTGAAGCGCAAAAAAATATCACGCATTGTCAGGCCAATTACAAAACGGTCTATTAAACAGAGTATGCGGTCATTAAAACCGAGTAAACGTGAAAGGGAAAGATAAGAATAGACTTGATTTTTCCTATAAAGACTTATCATAAAAAAAGTAAATACAATATGAATTTTGGAAAAGCTTTTGAAGAAATACAAAAAGGTAAAAGTATGCGTCTTCCTGGTTGGTCGGAAGATGTAAAGATTAAAGTACAATTTCCGGATAAAAACAGCAAAATGACTGCCCCCTATCTTTATGTTGAAAGCAGATATGGAATGGTTCCCTGGGAAGAAATAATGATTGAATTATTTTCTAAAGAATGGGAAGTAATCTAATCAAAAAAAAGCAGCTATGCTAACAAGAGGTAAAACAAAATGATAGCCAGAGAGTACTATGATTGGACAAGTGATTCAAGCGGAGATGCTACCGTAGCAATCCCTAATTTTAAGAGCTACATGATAACAGCCGTAAGGTCTGCGCCTGGTGAAAATGGAGATTTGTTAACAAATCTTCCGACAAATCTTTATGGCATTGAACTCATTAACGATCTGACCGGAGCTGACGTTTTAGTAGGAGAAGGTGCTGGCAGAAGCGGGACGGTTGCAGACGATGCTCTAATAGCGGACCCTCCTGTTTCTGTGCCAGGTACAATGACATTGACAATAGCCTCCGCCGGTGCAGGAAGGCAAGGCAGGGTTTATATCGACTTTAAGGCTACTTAGGGAGAGAGGTAGGCATCCATGAGCAATTGGACAGACAATCCTTGGACAACAAACCCTTGGACGACAACGCCATTTACAACAAATCCTTGGGGAGCGGATGATCCTGTAATTTATGAGGAAATAACCGATGGGACGGGAGACGCGATTACTGATAAAACAGACGGAACAGGAGAGGCGGTAACTGGATGAAAGCAATGGAGATAAGAAAACAATTAAAGGCGTTCTTCCCATTTTTGGGGAGGGCGAACATCATCTTAACTGATCAAGAATACGATAATATCTATTCTGATGATTTACGTGGTGAAATTATTGATGTCGTCACGGAAGGTGATTGTGATGATGCATCGCGAAAACTCGAATACCACATTCGGGATATACGGGGACATCTCCAATGGCCGGTAGGCAGGGTTTTACTGGATAAAGTTGCAGGCAATAAGATTAACCATTCAATGATAGTTGCCATTTGTAATGATGGAGTCTTTCTTGTTGAGCCCCAAGCTGTATGGGATATTGGAATTAAAGGGATGCAGAAAATGTGGAAGGCTAATAAAAAGGACGATCACTTCTATTCTGTTTACATTTAAGAGGATGTTATGAAAAAGTTTTTAATTTTAATTATGCTGGCCGGTGTTTTTTCGGGGTGTGCAGGACTTCAACAGTCAGAGCAAGCTAGAGCGCCTTTTGCTTCTTATAGTCTTGAGACACCTGCCGATGCTGATAAACTTTTATTTTCGGATACAGGTGATAGCGATACTCTACATACAGTTCTCGCCAATAATTTGCCTATTGGAACTGCTACGCAAGCTGCTTTAGATTTGAAAATTAATCTTTCTAACACGATTGATTATACAGCTTATCCAGTTGATACTTGGGGATTACGTACCGAATATGCTGAGTGCGATAGCATTTATCAGGCAATTAATGATAGCGCACTCAGCATTGATGACCTGCCGGACGCTACAGAAATTGCGGTGGGGGATGATTTAATAATCCAAAAGAGCGGCGGGACAACAAGTAAAATTGATGCAGTAATGTTTAGGCAATTGATAAACAAAGATCTTTTTGGTTCTGATGCTGTTATCGTTAGGCCAGAGGATGATTTACTTGATACTATCAACGGGAATACTCTTCCTTGCACATTTATATTGACTCAAGGGACTCACTCTTTAGATGTAACGGACAATACGGGCGCTCTTGACCTGACCGGCGCGAATTTTTTAGGATATGGGAAAGGTCAAACATTCTTAAATATTATCACCAGAGAAAATACGGTATTAAATTATATTAAAATAAATGGTGTTCTTTATTTTAGAGATTTAAGTATAGATATGTCTTCAGAGGATATTAGTAATAATTATCATTTTTTAAATGATACCGCAGATGCTCACATATATTTCATTGATTGCGACGTTGAGCAATCGACTAATGAACCGTATTATTTTTTTGGTCAGACAGATAATACAAAAGAATTTAATTTATATATAAAAGATAGTACCTTTCTTAGTGAATATACAGCAGAGTTATTTCTTGCTTCAACAACGCCTCAATTAAAATTATATGCTGCTAATAGTTCAATTGGCGGTAGATATACATTTGATAATGCTACAAATAATTTACTAAAAGCAGATAATTGTGTTTTTACTAAAGAAATTCAATTTCTTAATTTAGATACAAATACAATAGATTTTTTTCTTTCAGATGTTATTTTTAAGACATTACCAGTTACTTCTGGGGAGCATCCTGATTATAATATCCTCATAAGAGGCAATACTAATTATGTTTTGCCCACTACGGGCGGGGGTCTATTTTGGGAATTAAATATGCTAACAAAAATGGGGCTTACGAATACAGCTAATCAGTTTATCCCTTTTAAATATTGGAATTTAAGCGGAACTGCTTCAGTAACAGAAAATTATCAAGTAACCAGTCAGCCTATATTTAGTTTTAATATGAATGTAACATCAGCTACGAACCTTATATTGTCAAATGCTATGATGCCTTTTGATATGAGATTTTATTTAAAGGCTGGCGGAGAAGATTTAGCGGTAGCCACAAGCTATAGCAGCGGTTGGGTTTATACTGATCTGCCTGGGGAAACGATAATAGATGTAAAAACAGTCCCTTGTTCTGCGGCATTTCCGGTATTCCCCGATTCTGCTTCTGATACTAAAATTCAAAGGCAGGTGATCGCATGGTAAAATATTTAATTTTATTTTTATCTTTATTTTTCTCAACAAATGTTTTTGCATTACCTTATAATCAAATAACTATGACAAAAGAGCATGCAAGATTTGATTATTACTTACGAGGCAATGCCGATACTGAAAATGTATGGAATGGAGCCTCTCCATATACAGACCAATATTGTGACGATAATGTGTGGGTAGATGGGATTGACTTGGCACCTGGGCCATCATTATCTGAAATGTGGCTTGATAGTGAGTCATTCGATAATGGTAGTTCTGAATGGAATTTCGGTACTTTTGTCTATGCGTCCAGTCCATTAATTGAATTATCAGTTGATCATGATAGCCCTGGGACTAAAAAAGTGTTTCAGTCAAACAGGGTTAGTTGCGCAGGCGGGCAGTTTGAAACCGCTGGAACCCATTACATTAACAGTGCCATTGAATTTGTTTACGACAACTCGGAGGGGGAGTATTGTACTACATCAAGTGCATGGATACCGACAATTGCTTACGCTTTCTATAGGATAGCAGATGATAAATGGGCGGATGGTTGGACAATATTCGATGTTCGTGCTGCGCTTAGAAAATCAGCGACTAATTATCCTAATTTTGGCTATAACAGATCAACATATACAGGCACAAAAGTAGATGGGTATGGTATGCCTTCGCTATCAACAGCATTAACATATACCTTATCTGATTTACCTGTATTTTCACCTTTTGTTAATTCAATAGAATATACAGAGCAAGGATTAAAAGTAGTTGGTGTTGATTGGATGAGTACTTTATTAGATAATACAACACTAGTTATTTTTGATACTAAACCAAGTGAGAATGCTGTACCTTCTGATGGAGTTATTATTTTCGAGGGAAAATTTGAAACAACAGATGGAGAAATTTATATAGATTTAAAAGATAAATATCCAAATATAGAACTTAATACAATATATTATTTATGTGTTTTTTCTAAGCATACAGATGGTTCATATACTTCTATGACTATTTATGAAAAAGAAGATGGGACCATATATAATTTGGATCTATATGAGTTTCAAATAACTTCTTTCTTAAAAGATGTTAAAGCGTGGAGAACAAGTAGCGGTATGCTTAAAACTAATTTAGGCAAAACAATAAACTTCGATTAGAGGTGAAAAATTATGTCCTTAAAAATTAAAACTTTAATTTCGTTGTTGTTTTTTTTAACAGCGAGTACGTGCAGCGCCACAATGATAGCGACAGGCGATTTAAAATTTATACGAGACCCTGTGACTGGTAGCACAAATATTGTAATTTATGATGGGGATAGTAATAATTATACACTTTCTTTTCCTGATCTTACCACGGATAAAGTTTTTACTTTTCCGCTTGGTGAATTCCAGCCATCAGATGATGATTTAACAGACTTAGCAGAAGATGGTTCTTTAACTGGTGCTAAAGTCGGTTTTTCTGATTCAGACAGCAAATTTAGTTCTGACAATATTGATGCAGCGATGTCTGAATTAAATAATTTTATTAACGGAGGTGTACCAAACAGCGTTACAGCAAAAGTAAACTGGTCTCAATTAGTGGATGTGCCTGCCGGATTTGCTGATGGAAGTGATGCAACAGGCACTGGTGGAGATCAAGAGGTAGATATTGTAACCACTGCGCCTCTTTTTATTGATGGAGGAGCCAATAAAGATAATGTTTTGCCTGGTACGGATGGGGATGTTACATTCAGCATTCCGGCCGCTACAAACATTGCACCAGGGCATATGACAGCCGTATCAATGGCTACCCTTGAGAACAACGCAAAGAATAAATATTCATTGACGATTAGTGGCGATGGCTCAGCAATTACCGCTGGCGTCAAATATGATGCCTTCTTTTTTATCCCGCGAGATTTAACGCTAACCGGCATAGCTTTGACTACAGATGAACAGGTCGGGTCCTGTACGGTAGACATTTGGGCTGGGGCTCTTGGTGGGACAACGGGCTTCCTGAACATCACGGATTCTAACAGTCTATTTAATGTCGCTACGCCACCATCAATAGCAGATGCAAGTTCTGACAACACTGTAGGTGTAAGTTCTTTTGATACAGATGAAGAAGACGTCACTCAATCAACAGTGATAGGAATTAATGTTGATGCATGTGTATCCCTAACCAGAATTTGTATTATATTTTATTTTGAATAGGATGGGAGTATGAAAAAGATTATCTTAACAATTACATTATTACTACTCTCCTCCTTTTGCTTTGCTGAAACGTATTATGTAAAGAATGGTGGAAACGATAGCCTTGCTGGCACTTCTGATGCTACTGCTTGGGAGACTGTCTCTAAGGTAAACAATACATCTATGGCTGTTGGAGATGATGTATATTTTAAATGTGGGGATACTTGGGATCTTACATATAGATTTGATATGGACTGGAATGGGACAGTCGTTGATAGAGCAATTATTGGTTCGTATTATATGGATGGGGGAGTTGAAATACTTGGAGTGGCAGGGGACAAGCCAGTATTTGATTGTAACAAAGTATACCCAACAGGAGATTGGCCAGATTGTAGATATGGCCAAGTCGTTCAGGTCTACAATAGAGAGTACGTGACATTTAAAAATCTTCGGGTTGTAAACTCTCGTGGGCACGGATTTAATTTTGCCTGGGGAACAAGCATAGAAGCTATAGGTCTTGAGACTGACTCCACAACAAGTTGTGGTATCCAGTTCTATGATATTGAAGGTGGGTTAATTGAAGATTGTGATGTTAGAGAATCCTCACAAATCTATTATGAATATCCTGATCATCTTTGGCCTGATGCTATTAATGTCTGTAGGTATAGTAACAACATAACTGTAAGGCACTGTAAGGTTTATGAGTCTTGGGGGGAGGGTATTGGAGTTTATTTTTATGCTACCAATACCATTATTGAAAATAATATTATATATGACACGAGAAGCGGGAAAATATATGTTGCTAATTCAAAATATGTAATAATAAGAAATAATATAGTATACTCTACCACCAATAGTACATATTGGAGGTGGCAAGGTGGAGTTAAGTTCCCAAGCAGTGGGATAACGCTTAATGACGAACCTTACGAAAGCCATATACCATTTATTAGTTATGCTGATGTGTACAACAACTTCGTAGCAGGATGCAATTGGGGCATAAGTTTAGCAACAAATAGTTTTGTACCCGAGGAGGATAATTTCCGAGAAGGGAATGTGTATAACAATACTTTAGTGGATAATCGCACAAGTATCAGGACACATAATGGACCTTTCACTGATTGTAATATCAAAAACAATGTTGTATGGTCTATTACTTCTACAGGTGAATGGCCGGCACAAGATTGTGTATGTTATTATCCAGATGCTGCGAACGCAATTACTTGGAGCAATAACAACTGGACAACAACAGCAGCTTATCCTTACTCTGGCGCAAGCGATGTTATAGGGGCGGCAAATCTTAAAAAGATAAGTGGCTGGCGTTCGATTGTTAATTGGGATGATTTAACTTATGATGATTTCTCTATAACGGCGACATCACCAGGAATAGAGACTGGCGCGAACCTTGGGGGTTCCTGGGAGGATCTACTTGAGGCCGAGAATATTAACTGGTCTAATGATTATTTCCCCTCGAAAGATCAGGATAATTATGGAACTGGATGGGAAATGGGCGCTGACATCTATGATGTTGGCGGAGGGCCTGCCCCTGGGGTAGAAAAAATATACAAAGGATTATTTTTCTAATGCTGATATATAATATTACAGGCGGACAAATAAGAAACGATCTTGCAGGGCATGGTTACTTTCATGCATCAAGGTCAAACGACAAAGGGCCCTATCAACATAAGGGAATTGACATTACCTGCCAAGTGGGACAGGAATGCTGGTCACCGATAACAGGCATAATCAAACGTAAGGTTCGGGTATACTCTGACACAGCGCTTTATACCGGATATGAAATTGCTAATAATGATCTATGTTTAAAGGTTCTGTATGTTAATATTCCCGAAGATCTTATCGGCAAAAAAGTCATGCAGGGAGACACTTTAGGACTTGCTCAAAATATAAATAAAAGATATCCTAAGTGTTTGCCACATGTGCACATAGAGATTGTTTGGATTAACCCTTTGTTGTTAATGTAGAGGTGTCAAAATTATGAAAAACTTACCAATAGATGCAAAACTAATAATTTGTTATGCAATTTATTTTATTTTGTGTTCTGTCTTAATCGCTTCGATGGTCAGAGCGCAAGATTCTGTTAGAATGATATTTTCCTGGGATGCTGTAACAACAAATGCAGACGGAACCCCATGCAATGATTTGGCAGGATATGTGATTTATAAAAGTAGAATAAATACTCCTGAAAACTGGGAAACTTTATTGACTAAAGAACAGGCTGTTGCAATTATACCACCAGACCAGAACAGTGCTTTTATTTATATTCTTGAAGGAGGTGTCTGGTATTGGGCTATTCGGGCATTTGATAGCAATTGTAACATTGGTGGTTATGGCGGGCCTGAAAATATTATAATGACAGATGTTGACGCAACAATCCCCGGTGTTGTTGTAGGGTATAGTTATTGCAATCAAGGTGATTTTAATTGTGACGGTGTTATTGATGGCGCCGACCTTGCTATCTTTGCTCAAAATTTTGGGAAATAAATATGAAAAAAATTAGTATAATACTATTCGGAATAATGTTGCTATCTGGTTGTACTTATAACGTAAGCCTGGTAAACGGAACCAAAAACGAAACAGGCGTTAATGCTCCTGTCGATAAAAACATCCCTGTTTCAACCGATATTAAGGTTCCATCATCCGTTACAGGAGGATAAAATGAAATTTTCAGACGAGCAGATTTGCATAGTTGCACTTTTTCTTTTGGGAGCTGGGTCTCTTATCGGATCATTTTGCGTTAATGGGAGTGCAAGTGTTGTTCTTGCCTCAAATTCTCAAAATGTAATATGCGGCCTTTTAGGGTTTTTGACTAAAGGTATAATGGATGAGGGGAAAGAATGATAAGTAGTTGGGAAAAGATTATCGAATACGGAGCTGTTTTCATAACTGGTTTAGGTGTGGTTTTTGCCTGCGGTAAGAATAAGCAGGCAAGGGTTGACGATAGAAAACATATTGACAACCTTAATCATAATGTTTTCCCGGATGACCCTGAGCGTGAAATCATCAGGCAGAGTGATCTTGATAGACAATGCAAACAGATTGAGAAATTATTTGAAATAATGGAAAAAAATTTAATCCAAAAAATCGAGTTGATGCTAAAAAATGAATGATACAAAATATATCCCAAACAAAGAGAAGTGGCTTGCAACTAAACTCGTTGACGATGACGGAATATTAAAAACTCAATATAGAGGGTTGTGGGATACGGAGCAGGAGGCCAAAGTCGCCCCTGCTCCGATCCTTTGGAATGGTTGTCGGGCGTAAATATCATTCTTTATCTGTGCTTTTTACCTCTTTAAGTAAAAAATAAACTTGGAACCACCCGAGAAAAGCGGCCATAAATCCTAATATCGCTTCCAAATTTTGAGCTACAATAGCAAGTCTTGTAGCTATTAATAATAGACACAATAGACATATTCGCAATATTCTACATCCTTCCATTGTCATAATAGATTTTCCCCCTATCGGCTAAGCCTTCCCATTTCATAGATAAGATAATCAAGGACAGCTTTGGTTTCAGCTTTTTTAGTACCATGCCCTCCCGTCAAACCGCCTTTCGCATCTTGCCACTTCCGGTAAGGGCTCCCTTCTTTTTCGCATTGGAATCCATCCTTTTGACTGAGGTCACCTAATATTTTCCATGAAATGCAATCTTTACATTCCATGTAATCGCAAAGAAAACAAAAATTATAAGAACTGCTTTTCCCACCTAAAATAATATACGCCTCTGGTTTGGTTATATCAGGATTCATAACCATCAGCTCCCATTGGCAAATAGTTTGTTTTAATACTGATTTTAACATATCGTTCTCCCCTGTTAAAAATGCATTATAATTTTGAAAATTCTTTGCGGTAAATAAATTGTTTTTCTTTGGACGTAAGACGGGCCAAGTGGCTCGTCAATTCTTGGTTCTGGATAATAAATTGTTTTTGAATGGTATATATCTATAGAAAAAAAATAGATAAAACATAAAGAATTCATCATTGTCCAAACACACGCCAATTTATCTTCCATAGTTTTACTATAATAAGCCATACCAAGATAAGTTATGAATATGACAATAATAAATACCCATATTCCATATTTGCCAAAGATATTATCGCATTTTCTTTCAATTATTATTTTCATTTTTCATCCATTTCCATTATTTTTTTACGAAAATACATAATAAAATCCAACCCCTCCTGGTACGCATCCATCATGCTATTGCGCCCGTTATGCGTCATCAATGTCGTTCCGTATTTTTCTCTACCCATTTGATCTCGATCAAACAGATCGTTGATAACTTGCGGTAGTACGGCTTTCTCACCAGGCGTTGGTGGAGGCTCTGGCGTAGCTGCCGCAGACAGCCGTGAGCTTCCATCTATACAGTCTTCTTTTTTTCCCGGTCAGTTTCGATCTTACCTAAAACAATATTGAGTTGGTCAGTTTCTTTCTCGGTATAGAAGTTACATGCCATGTAGCCGTGAGAATGAATTATTTGTGCTAAAATAACTCCGGTCCTTTCTTTGTTATGGGCATCTATTGTCAATTTGTTGAAATCCTCAAGCTGTTTTAGCTGCGATTCTGTTAATATTATTGCTTTCATTTTTGTTATTCCTATAATTTTTTTATGATGTCCCCTTGTATCCCCTCCCCTTATCAATTTTTTATTTTTTGCTGGTTCCCGTATCATGTTTCTTATTAACTTCGCGTGTGATTTGATTTTTTCAATATCTCCTTGTAAATCATGTTTTTCTTGGTAATATAAAGGAGCGTAAGAACCCCAATCCGCTATCAAAAAAACTGCATATTCTAATTGTTCTGCTGCCAGCAACAATGCTGCATTCGGCTGGGTTTCATATTCTAACATATTTAATTTCCCCTCCCAAAAATATAAATGATTTATAAAATATTTTCATATTCACTATCCCCATCCCTCAATATATTTAATTGCCTTGTCATATTCAGCATTCAAATTAATCTTTCGATCAAAATAAACACTAAGCCGGTTGAGAGATATAATGCATTTTTCTATAGCGTCACTTCTCTTCCCGCGTAAGAGGTTAAGAGCATCAGAGAAACCAGCCTGACAGATACAAATAAGACAAACAATATGAATCTTTGTTTCTCTTTCTAAGTCGATAATCTTTTTTTCAATCCGGTTGCAGTCTTTTGAATTCAAAAACAACTCAGGATACAGTTCCCTGGCTGCAAAAAAACGTTTATCAACAACAATAAGCATTCTTCTGACAGTTTTTGACGGGTTGTTTTTGCGTAACAGCTTTGTGACTAACGCCATTATCGCAAGATACAACAAGATGTTCCTTTCCCCTTTGCTCATGCCAGCTTCTCCAACAATCCAAATATAGTTTTACTGGTGGTGGCCTCCCAATTTTTGTCACAAACCATCCATTTTTTATTTCTACTAAAAACAAGCTCACTCCCTGTCTTTATGAGTTCCTCGAGTTTTTCGCAAGCGACCTTAATCTGTTGCTGGCTATTTTCCCATGCAGAAAAAAATGTGTTAATATTATATGGGCAAGAGTGTTCGTCCCACCATTCCATGAATTGTTTTGGGTATAAGCATTCACAGAGGCAGCCTCCTACTGAGTGGAAAATGCATTTCCCCTCGTCTGAACTCCAAAACATATCCCCACCGCATTTGCTGCACCAGCCTATAAAATATTTCATTATTGCTCATTTTCCCCATTTTCTGTTTTATTTTTAATATTTATCTCCGGAATGATATTACTCGATGATATTACAGCTTTTCTGAAAGCTGGCCACACAATGTTTTTGGCAAAAATACAAAAAATATACCCCGCCAGGATAAACGGCCAAAAAAAATAAACACTAATGATAGCGAAAAAAATGCCGCACTTATCAGCTTTAAGTGTATAAGAGAATTGTTTCGTTGTGGGACGCTTACCTGTTTTAATTGCTTCCCAGGATAAAGGGGCTATATGTTTTAGCAATATGCTCCCAACGAGAAACCAACCTCCCAGAAAAGACGCCCAAAAGAGTACGCTTCCAAAGACCCCGAATACAAAACTTATCATTGTTTCCTTCTCCCTGTTGTCGGTTTGTTATTATCTTTCCTCACAATCGCACCGCCATGTTCCGGGCTCAACATGCCGCATTTCTGCGCCACAGTTTGAACATTTTGGGATTGTCGGACCCAACGGGCTCAAATACAGTTGTGGGACAAAGTTTCTTCCTGTTTCATCAAGAAAGATTTTTTTTAATTCATTCAGTTCTTTGACTCTTTGTTCAAGCTTAAATATTAATTTTTCAAATTCTTTATCGTTCATCTATTCGCTCCTTTTTTTTTGAAGCCAGTGCAACAAAGGGGGTTGTCCACCCGCAATCCTTGCAAGCTGTTTCATATATTTTCCCATTTCTGATTCTAAACAGAATCTTGTTCGACTTACACTTTTTACAAATATTAACATAATTTTTTATTTCCATTACGTTTTATCTCCTTTTGTTTTTTTAATTATTTGCTCAACAGCCCTTAACTCTTCCAGGGAAAGGTTCAACTTGCTGTTACTATATCGGAAAAAATCCCAAATAAAAATAGCTATTTTCGTTGCCTCCTTTTCATCTTCCCATTCTTTTTCGGTTTCGTATAGTTGTGAATCTTGGCAGTACTTTGTGTTCTCGCCCAAAGATTTTATATAATATTGCCTTCGGTTATCGCAGGAAAAATATTTTCTTCCTACTTTCGTAACAGTAACTGGTGTTAACTTTTGCTTACAACTTCTTGCAGCGTTGTTTATATTTAAGGAATATAGTTTTTGGCCTACTTTGGGTTTTTCTTTCATATTTTCTCTCCTTTATGCTTTTTATCTAAATTTATATTATCACCGCATAATGCCGCTAAAAAAAATCGGCGCAAATCATTTATACATGGATCTTCACTGGTGTCGTATTCTTTTCCAGTTGCTCTTATCCAGAAGTTCGGAGTTTCACAATCGCTTAATACACTAAGCCCATTTCTACTTTCAACGATTCTTTTTACTAATAGTGCTTGCCAATTATCTGGCAGCGCATCAGCACTTGTTTTGGGGCGATACTCTATGTTGTTTATTAGAACTTGCATACTACATCTCCTTTTAAATAACATTTTAATCAGTCGCACGGTTTTACATCGGCTGTGTTTCTCTGGTTATGCCTTTGCTATTTCGTCAATTGCTTTCTGTAATTTTGTCTGAAGCATAGCTATTGCCTGGCCTTTAGCTTCTAATAATTTGTCCGAAGCTAAAGGCATGCGGTCAAAAACATAAGAACAAGAGGCAAACCATTGTTCCCCACAGCCAAAATAATGGTGGATTGATAATTTAAAAATGCCAAATCTGATTTCTGAACCAACAACCTCACCATTTCTTGTTTCTTCTTTCCATTTGCTCATTTGATGCTCCTTGTATATACGCTACCTGTTGCGATAGTTATGCCTGTTATTTATTTGTCTAAATTTATTGTTATAATCAACACAAACATCTAAACAGTTTTCCCTACAAATATCGTCACGAAAACAGTTATGGGTTTTATACCATTCGGCTCTCTCCCCTCTAATATTTGCAGACACTTTTCCAATTGGAGGCCCAAGCTCTCTCATATAAATTATGCAAGGGTAATGAGAATCTCCCTTTATCGCTATATCGTCCAACACTAAAGGGCATTGAAAATTATCTCCTATGTTTAGCCCCCTTACGTTGCGACCTTTTTTAAAATTTTCTACTCTGTATTTTAGAATAGGATGATATAAAAGAATATTTTTAGGAATTTGTTCAACAAACTCTAACGATTTATTATATTGAGCCGCAGTTAAAATCCTAATATCAGAAACGCCCAAATTATGAGCAAAAATTACTGTTTGGACAGATTGCTCAATATTTTTTCCGTCAAAAACACACCCTGTTGTTACATACGTTAATTTTGATAATGCTTTTATATTTTTTACAATAATAGGCCACGACCCAGGGGCACCCGTCATTTTATCACTAAACGCAGCGCAACAAGCGTCAAGAGAAATTGAAAAATCATTAACCCCATTTTTTAGTAATTTTATATAATAATCTGTTGAAGCGGATCCATTTGTTGATACAGCTATCCGATGAACACCTTTTTGCCATGTATATTTTACCAAATCAGGCAACCATTCCACGCAAGTCGGTTCCCCACCTGAAAATCTTATATTTTGCAAACCATGTTGACACCACAAATCAACTACTTTTTTTGCATCTTCAAAAGTTATATCAGCCGTTCTATCAGTACCACGGCAATATGGGCAGTTAAAGTTACAAGCAGACGTAATTAATAACTCACACCGCCATAAACACGAGTTACTTGACGCATACTTTGCCCTATAATCTGATAACGTATAAAACCCAATGTCTTGTAACTTATTCATATTCGTTCCTTTTTGTTAGTAGGTATAATATCTAAATCACGGGCGGCGCTGGCCTTGGAACACCTTAAACGCATCCCTTGGCGACAAATTAAATTTTACTGAGATGTCTTGTACTATTATCATCGTTTCTTTCATCGTTACCCTACACCCTTTGCTTATTTCTTTTAATTGCCCGGAACTCAAATCATCCATTTTTATCCAATTTTTATTATATGGCTGTTTTTTGAAATCTTCCCATTCCATCGCTACCGCCCTCCTTGTTTAAGTTAAAACCATGCACTCCCCCCACAGTCGCCAACCGCCCCGGCTAAATATGACATAGGCGCATCAACCGGGGAAAATCTGGGGGAAGCTTTGTTTGCCCGGGCCCATGGCTGCCCGGAAAGGAGTGATGCGCCCAAACTGGTTAATGATCAAATTCTATTGTTTCTGGTTTTCGTTCAAGTGTTTCTGGGTAATACTTCCCGTCAATTTTTTCTTTTAAATAAATCTTCCCGTCTTTTGCGGCGTAGATATATTTAATTGCAATCCCAGGGGGGCTCCCACCTTCTGGATACGACCACATAGAAGGAGTTATAGTGACGACTTCAAGTGTCCCATTGTCCTGGATAGTTACACTTTTTATCATTGGTGTATGATAAAAAAGGAGATCAGCAAAACACACTGACGGAATCAGTATTAGTAAAGCTATAAGTTTTTGCCACATAATATGTTTTCCCTATCTAAAATCTTTTTTTCTAATTGCGTTAAACCTTTCATGCCTTTCTCCTTTTCTTAATTTGGTTTATTTAAGTTTTAAAGATTCAGTGTCAACCATTTCAATAATAGTGGAACGAACCATATTTTTGTAAAAAATGTTATAACTTACTGTTTTTACGAACCAATAGCTACCATAAATAATAAACAGTACAGCTATAATTATGGTTATGATTGTTCCGGTAAAGTATATGTTTTCTAATTTTTTTTTATATTTTGCCATAATTTTATTTTTACCTTTCAGTACGTTCACACTTAGCTTTTTCGCCGCAATGCTCACAAACAACATCTTCCGAATCTTCAGGATTATCATACATATCTTCGCAAAGCTCATCGCAATAAGGGCATGCCCAGACATATCTTTCTTCTACATTGGCTATAAATGTTTTCATGGTTTCAATCTCTCCGTTTTTTCACAATACGCGTTTTTCCCGCAAGACTCGCATATATTGATTTCTCTGGCAGGGTCATCGTCAATATTCCAATTGGTTTCGCCACACCATGGACATTCCCATTCGTAGTACTCTTTGATGTATGCTTTAAATGTTTTCATATTTTCCTCCTTGTTAAAAATAGTTTGATCTTTATAACGCCTTTATGCGGACTTTTTCCATTTCTTCAAAATCTTCCATATCCGGCCGATCATCTGGATTCATGCTTGCATCATACCAATCCCAATTGTCAACCCCACCGAATTCAAGTCTATTTAATCTTTCGGATTCAATTTGTAGTCTCAAATATTCTTTTTTCGTAATTGTTATTTTTCCGTCCATAATTTTTTTTGTCTCCTTTTTATATTTTCTTGTCCACTCAGCCTTTGACATGATTAAACCCCAATCTGTAGGACGCTTTTCAAAATACTCACATGTGGTGTCCTCAGTATCAAATAGATCAGATATATTTGCCGGATGCGGATCATGACCGCACTCATCCTGAAAACCCAAACATCCACCACTGTCAAAGTAAAAAATACAATCCGTGCAAATCATGTTTTATGTCCTTTTTTAATTTTATTAATTCCAGACATTTTTAAGTATCCAGCGAATCTATCCCTGAAAAACTCATTATCATACACCAGAATCATATCAGAATAACCTATGTCGCAACAAAATGTATTCATATCACAGGCTTGATCAAAATCATCTCTGCTTGAAAATTTTATTATCCATGTTTTAAATAGATCTTCCATATTTTATATCCTGTCTCTGTTTTTTAAAAATAACTGCTCAAACTCTACCGACTTACGCAAAAAATCATTTTTACTGCTCAAGTTTTGAACGGATTATAACTTAAGAAAAAAGCAATGTCAAGAATAAAAAAAACATTGACATAAAATTTTTTATATTTTATATTTAAGCCATCTTAAATATAAATACAGGAGGTTACAAAAATGAGAATAGATTACGTTTACAACGAAAAGTTAAAAGGAATGATTCATAAAAGAGGATTAAAAAATAACTGGATTGCAACGCAAGTCGGAGTTGATGCAGGGATATTAACAAAGTGGATAACGGGAGAAAGGGAACCGACTATAGTCCAAAAAACTATTTTGGCAGGAGTTTTAAACTGCCAGCTTAAAGAAATTTTTAATGATATATAAAGGAGAAAAGATATGGCTGAAATAAATATAAATGTAAAGGTTCGTGGCGGCAAGCGAACAAAAACGGAAATTTTTGTGGGATCATCGGCGATTAATAAGAGAAAAATAACATTTGCAAATGGTTGTTTTATCTCAGATAAAAACTTGGAATTGCTTATTTATGACGCGATTAGAAAGGTTATAAGTGAATAATTAAACGGAGGAATCAAATATGGAAAATGAAATAATTGAAATGAAACAAAGTTTTGAAGTTGCAAAGATTTTATTCCCGACAGAAGAATACGTACAAGCAGTAGAGGATGAATTTCGAGACTTCCCTACTGACATGACAGTTCCGGAAAATTATGCACTTGTTAAGTCAGGCGTAAAAAAGGTGAAGAGGTACCTCACAGCTACCGAGAAGTACAGGAAGTCGTCTCAGGCAAAAGAATTGCTCCACTGCCAAAACACGAATAAGGCCGCAAATATTCTTTCCAGTAGATTTTCAGCCGTAAACGACCCGATGGTAAAAGTTGTTAAGGACTATGAAATAAAAATAGAAATACAGAAAAGGGAAGCTGAACGAATTGAAAAAGAAAGACAGGAAGCGATTGAAACCAGGATTAATAACATAACTGGCTTGGTGTCCACACTCATCCAGTCTGATGCAAATGAAGTTAAAAAGCAAATTGATACTTTAACAAATAATGATGTAACGGCCTGGGCTGATGAATATAAAATCAAGGCTATTGAATTAAAAAGTTCTGTAATGGTGCAGCTTGTGGAACTGTATAACATGAAAATACAGGTTGAAACGGCCAAAGAGGCTACGGAAAAAGCCGAAGAAGAAAGGCTCGAAAAAGAAAAGGAGGAACAAAAAAAAAGAGATGCAGAACAAAAAGCCATACGCATTGAAAATGCCAAACTTAAGGCTGAGCAGGAAAAGGATGCTGCCAAACTAAGGGCTGCCAATAAAATTATTGCTGATCAAAAAGAAGCGGCGGAACTCGCTGAGCAAAAAAGAAAAATCGCGGAAAAAGAAGCCCGGGACGCTGCTGAAAAAGAACGGTTAAGAATTGTCCAAGAAAAGAAAAGGGAAGAAAAAAAAGCTGCTGATGCAATTGAGACTGAGAAATTAAGGATCAAAAAAGAAAAAGAAGAGAGAGAGAAGGCGGAGGTCGATGCCAAACTTAAAGCTGAGAAGGCTGAGGCTGATGAAATTGCAAAAAAAGAAGCTGTTGATTTAACTACAAAACAAATTATTACGCAAATGACAGGTTGTCTTGGGAATGCTGGAAGCCCGGGAGAAGAGGAGGAAGCCTTTGTTTTTTTTCTAATAAAGGCTATCCAAGAGGATAAGTTCAATCACATTAAATGGGTAAACTAAAATATAAGAAAGGAATAATATTATGAGTAAAACTAAACTTAAAACAGAGGAATTACCGAGCATTCAAGATGATGACTATGTTGAAACACAGAAAAGCTTACCAACCATTAAGGAGCCAGCAGAACTCCCGGCAGTAGCGGATGAACCATTTGACGATGGACTTGGTGATGTAACACAAGAAGATCTTATCATTCCACGGTTAAGGGTGGGGCAAAAGCAATCCGAAGGCGATGTCGAGGGGAAACTCTTTATTGATGTTACCGGCGATGCAGTCGAAGAGATGACGTTGGTTATATTGAAAATGCATAAAAGCCGCATTCTCTTTCCAGAGGATTTTAATCTCGAGAATGACCCACTTTGCAAGAGCGATGATAGCAAAGTGCCGAATAACGCTGAGGATGTATTTACGCCGATGTCCGATACTTGTGCGGATTGTGAATATGCTAAATGGACAAAGAATGATGCCGGGAAAAGTAAGCCACCACGGTGCAATGAGTCGTGGGATTTTTTAGTGCTCGACTATAACACTTTTATGCCATGCTGGTTTTCCTTGAAATCAACAGCATTAAAACCTGCCAGGAAAATTGTATCCATGCTGAAACTGCGTGGAACAGTAAAAAAGATTCCTGCGTGGGGTTTTAAATTCACAGCTTCGGTTTCCATGATAACAAGTCCGGCGGGCAATTCATACGTGCCAGTATTTTCAAGCCTGGATGAGCTTGAAGCGGATGATTTTGAGCAAATGACACTTATCCATAACCAACTATCAGGGGAGCAGGCAAACTTTGAAGACGAAAAACCTGTTGGGCAAAAAGCTGAAGAAGTGGATGATAATTTTTAACATGCTTTAACACTAAAAAGGCCGGATATATATCCGGCCTTTTTAGTGGGGGAAAGATTATGATAAAACTTTGCAATTTAGGATCAGGATCGAGTGGAAATGCCACATATATTGAGTTTGATGGATATGGCCTTTTACTTGATGCCGGATTTTCGTTCAAAGAATTAAAGAGACGCCTCGATTGGATAGGTAAGCGAATTGATCATGTAAAAACTATTTTTATTTCACATGATCATAAAGATCATATCCAATCTGTTCCGCAGATACGCAAAAAACATCCGGATATATTTATTCATAAAGACGTATTCCCGGCATCAATAATAATAAGCAGAGCTCCCATTCAGGTAAAAGCATTTTTATTGTCCCACGATTCCCCTTGCTACGGTTTTGATTTGACATATAAAGACTTCAAATTGACTTACATACCTGATACCGGCTGCATCACTGAGGCTGCCGCAAAAGCTCTGTTTAATCTTAAGGGCATAGCAAACCATGTCATAATTATTGAATGTAATTATGACTTAAAGACGCTCACTGAGGGACGATACGAATCAGAATTAATGGAACGCATCTTTTCTAATGAAGGTCACATGGACAATATTGATTCTGCCTGGATATTAAAAGAAGTCTGGCATGATAAACTGCGGCTTGTATTGCCGTTTCATTTATCTACGGAAAACAATAACTATGATTTAGTCGAGTATGAAATTAAGAAAGCTATCGGACAGGGTGTTGATGTGGTTTGTACGAAGCAGGAAACACCAACAAAAGTTTTTTATTTTATATAGATCATTGGAGATACTTATGGAAATAATTAAAATAAAAGGAAAAATTAATAAGATTACATATAGGAATGCAGATAATTGGGCCGTATTCTCAGTACAGGCCATCCCTGATGATATTTCTTGCACGGGTATATTACCATCAATGTGCGATTCTGGCTTTAGTGTTGAATGCGAAGGTGTTTGGACGCAAGGTAAATACGGCAAACAATTAAAATGTAAAACCGTTGCGCCTGTGGCTCCAGATACGAATTCAAAAAGTGGCGTTATCAGTCTCTTATGTTTATTACCAAACATCGGAAAAGTGAAAGCCACCGCTGCGGTTGAGGAATTAGGCCCAGAAATGGCCTGGAAGATGGCGCAAGAATGTCCATCTTATTTGGGCGTAACCACAGTTGATAAATCGTTAGAGATACAAGAGAAAGCTAAAGGCTTAGTATCTAATTACAAGGCAACTACTTATTTATTAGGTATAGGTTTAACGGAAAATCAAACCAATAAAATTATAAAAAGATATGGTATTAATGAGGCCATAACGCAGATACAGACTGACCCATATCAACTCATCAATGATATTGACGGTTTTGGGTTTAGAATTGTTGATGGAATTAGCTTAAAGGCCGGATTGAAAAGCGATAGTGAACAAAGAATTCTTGCATGTATTTCGTTTTGTCTGGATGACAGCGAAAAAAATAATGGTAATATATGGATTTATGGCGGCGCATTGGTAAAAATGGTTATTAATGAACTGGTTGACTCCGCAATGGTTCAAAACCAGCCCATAAAACCGCCTGAATATTGTACCGTAAAAAAATTAATCCAACGGCTTGCGGCGGCAAAAAAGGTCATTATAGATAAAAATAAAATATATTCTGCTAATCTATTTAATTGTGAAAGAATTATTTATAATGCGATTAAAGGAGAAATATGAAATTTGACAAGCATCAAACGACAGCTATCAACAATATATATAGTAGTGATAAAAAAATTATTGTGCTTACGGGGGGGCCAGGAAGAGGAAAAACAACCATCCTGAAAGAATTAATACATTTATTTGGAAATAAAAAAATATATCTTACGGCTCCCACGGGCAAGGCGGCCAAGGTCATGGAAGAGGCTTTGAACGGAATTTGTCTAATAAACCAGCCGATGACTATTCATCGGCTATTAGGATGTCAGGGGCCAGGAGTATGGCACCATGACGAAAACAATAGGCTTGATGCGGATATAGTGATTTGCGATGAAGCTTCTATGGTGGGCAGCGAACTTCTTGCACGCATTATCAATGGTGTTTCAGAAAATGCAAAATTAGTTCTTGTTGGGGATGCAGATCAACTCCCCCCGGTGCCGCCTGGGTGCCCATTTCGTGATCTTTGCGATACAGACAACAAATCTATTATTAACAAGCTCATTGTCAATTTTAGACAAGCAGAAGGCAGTTTAATCGCGGATGCTTGCGACCGGGTAAAAAAAAGAAAACAAATTTTATTCGGAAGATATGGTCAAAAAACATTAGGTGGAACCAGGTATGATGATTTATTTTTCAAAGGCATAGAAGATAAAGAACTTATACCTGATATTGTTTTAGATACTTGCCGCCAATGGGCTGATATCGGGATGGATTATCAAGTTTTATCACCACAACATTCAGGCGTATGCGGTGTAGAGAATATAAATAAGTTCATGCAATTAAAATTAAATCCCGCTGGCATGGGGAGAAGAGAGTATGTAGCGTCTGCTTTTCTTACCCTGCGGGTTGGCGATAAAGTGATTAATAAGAAAAATAATTATAAACTGGACATCTTTAATGGTTATGTTGGGAGGATAATCAAAATATCGGATGATGGGATAGTTATCAATTTTGATGGGCAGGAGGTTATGCTTTCTGACCGTGCTGACATCAAAAACCTACGCCTGGCTTATTGCCTTACTATCCATTCAAGCCAAGGCAGCGAATACGCAAATGGGGTTATCCTTATGCACAGCAGCCACTATTTTATGTTGAGTAATAGTTTACTATATGTTGCCCTAAGCCGATTTAAAGAGCGGCTTACCGTGATTGGGAACAAAAAAGGATTGAATCGGGCAATTAAAAACGTAAAATCGAATAATAGGCAAACATATTTAGGGGATGTCTTGATATGAGTGTAGCCGCGTCAATTTCTGCTGCGTTAGACGGATCCCGTTCTGGAGATGGTTATCTCGTTAAATGCCCTGCTCATCCAGATAAAACCGCCAGCTTATCAGTTAAAGATACTATAGACAAAAATGGAAAACCGGATGTCATAGTTCATTGCCATAGCGGTTGCTCATGGAAAACTGTAAAAGATCAGTTACGGACGATGGGTTTGCTACCTAATTTTGAACAAACAAAAAAGATATCCCCTGCGCCTGTGAATTTTATATGGACGAAAGCTAAAAATGACCCTGAAACAGTAAGGAAAGTATTAAAAACAAGGGGTATTTACATAGGATATGATTCCCCTGCTATTCGTGTAAACCGATATAAAAAAGAGGATAATCTTGTGTTTGCCATGACTAAGCCTGGTGACGACAAGGTTTTGGCGGTTCAACGAATGACTTTTGATGGCGAAACATTCATCAAGTCAGGTAAGGGCAAGATGTTCGGCAAAAACAATAATGGTGAGAATTTTTGCCGAGGCCGAGGCGTTTTTTTTTATAGGAAGCAGTCTGTTGAAACCTTTATTGTAGGAGAGGGAATAGAAACGACCTTGTCCGCGATGCAATCTATGGATATGAATGGCTGTGCCTGTCTATCCACGGCTGGAATGCAGGGGGTTTCGCTTCCGAGTGGGATAAAAAAACTTTATATAATAGTGGACTCTGATACAAGTTTTGGAGGCCAAAAAGCTGCGATTGCCCTGGCCTCCAAAGTGGATATTGAAACTTTTTTTGTCACACCTTGCAATGAATGTTTCTCTGATGAACCCATTAAACTGGATTTTAATGATCTTTTGATGAATGGCGGCTCAATTAAAGAACGATTTGATCAGGCTATACCTGTAAAAGAGCTTATTTGGTCGGTGCCACCACAGACAGAACAACCGGAGAATAATGATATTTATCCGCCTGAAACATTAAAAGAATTGGAGGGGCTGAATAAAGTTTTTGGCGCGGCTCTGCTATCTGGGACATTCCGCGTCTTGAAAGAATGGTTTGACGGGCATAAACATTTTCTATCGTTCCTAAAGGCTTATGATTTTGAATTATTTTTTAGAAACAAGCGTGTTTTTGTTTTTAAAGATGAGGACCTGAAGCCAGCTCCGCTCGGGAAGTTATGGTTAGATTGGGAGGGTAGGCGCACCTATAACGAAGTGACTTTTGACCCATCATTAAAGAAGGATACCCCTGGGGTATATAATATGTTTAGGGGGTTATTGGAGCCAAAAAAAGGTGATTGGTCAAAAATACGATGGCATACAAAAAACATTATTTGTAACGGAGATGATGAGATATATAAATATGTGATCGCCTGGATAGCTCGCGCAGTGCAAGACCCTGGTGGGAAGCGGCCAGGGGTAGCCTTAGTCTTACAGGGAGGCAAAGGTATAGGAAAGGGTTTTTGGGCTGATTACATGGGGAAAATGTTTGGTGAGGGATACCTTCCCTTAGCTGATGCTGCCGGGTTTACAGGAAAATTTAATATGCATATGTCTAAAGCTATTTTAGTTTTTCTTGACGAAGCCACGTTCGGGGGTGACAAAAAAAATAAAGGTAAATTGCAAAATATGATTACCGATCCTGTAACGCTATTTGAACCGAAAGGAATCGACTCGATAACTATGCGTAATTATATGAATGTTATTATTGCAAGCAACGAAGAATGGATTGTTCCGGCATCCAGTGATGAGCGAAGATATTTAGTCTTAGCCGTTAACGAAGATAAAAAACTTAATACAGATTACTTTAATGGCATAGATGACGAAATGGAGAATGGTGGCCCAGCAGCAATGATGTATGATTTATTGCGGTATGATTATTCTGCTGTAAATTTAAGAAAAGCTCCTTTCACGCAAGCGCTCTCTGAACAAATAGAGACATCTTTGCCTGTAGTTTTTGCTTTCTGGCAATTTGTCCTTGAACGAGAATTTTTATTATCGGACAAGTTTACAGGTGCCCCGATTGAAACTCGATGCGGAGTTGATCAGAATGTTGCATGGCCGGAAGAAATCTGGAAATATGAAATTTATAATGAATTTCTGGAATTTTCTAATAAGAATAAGGAAAGGTATATTGTTTCAAATAGAAGTTTCTGGAGACAAACATGGCAAGTTTGGCCAGGTGGTAGCCCTGTAAGAAAACAAAAAAGACAAGATGGAGATGTGAAAGATTTTCTTGATTTGCCCAAAATATACGAAATGAAAAGTTCGTTTTCGAAACACGTTAAAGTTTTTTTTGATGAAGGAAAAACTTATAGTGAAAACACTTCTTTCGATTTTGGAGCCAATATTGAGTGATTTTGTCACATATTACGGTATTTTTACACGATATAGAGTTTTTAAAAAAAACATAGTGACAGTGGTAAGTGTTTGTTTTAATTGAATTAAAATCATTTTTGTCACGGAAACACGATGTAACGGTTAAAAAATAGAAAAAATTCTATAGTAAAAAAAAATGTTTTTTAGGTGATTCTATTAAACAATAAAAACCTATTTTCCCTATATATATAATATAATTTTTTAATAGTGACAACCGTGACATTGTGACAGGGATTTCAAATTTATAATAATATAAATAGGTTAGAGAAATTTATATTGTCACCCCAACCGTCACGGGTTGTCACACAATATATAAGCTGTTGAATTTATTAGACTTTTTAACAAAGGAGATAGGTAGTGCCCAATCTAATGTCATTCGCTCATTTGAAAAAGAAACCTACAAAAAAGATGCAGAGTGATTTAACCGGGAACCTTAAAGATAAGTCTGTGCAAATTAAACAAAAGCCTCAAGAACACAGCACGGCAAAATTGATTGAGTCAAGATATTGCTATGGCTGTTTGGATTTTTCTGTGGACTACCCCGAAACAAGCATAGCAATGCATTGGTGTAGAAGGTGGCATCCAGATGGAACTTGTAGCTTTAAAAGAATCTTTCCTGAATATCTTGTTAGGGATTGTAAGGGACGGAGGCGGGTGGAGGTTTTAATATAGTTCTTTACAATCCGCAAACTATAAGGTATATTTCTATAAGTTTTTAAAAAGGGAGGTGATTGGATGACTCAAAAAGAAAAAGAAGTTTTAATAGGTTTTTTTGCGGACGAATCGTTTAGGAGGAAATTCAAGGCGATGGTTGCAGAAAAAGGCAAGACGATCAGGGAGGTGGCTATCAGTCTTATTGAGGGCTGGATGAATAGCCACAGCAAGTAATGTGCTGGGGTATAGGTTGGACGATCTTTTTTTTTGAAGGCCAGTATAAGCGTAAATTATTTTAGTCGATTTTAGGGGGCAAAGTAATGAATAAAAGTATAGGAAAAGGTTTGGCCTCAATAGGCGTGTGTTGTTTAGGAGTCGGAAGTATGTATTTTCTGGATGATTTAAAAATTTTAGGATTAATATTTCCCATCTTAGGGGTTATTGTGATCTGGAATTCATAACGTAGGAGAACAGGGAGGGTATATGAAAAACGATAAGGTAATTTTTGCAAACGGTTCGGAGTCAGCAACTTACAAGGAAAACGTATCAGGCTGGATTTCACGGGATGGAACATTCTGGGGTGAAGATGAAGAGGGCGCAAGAGCGCACGGTTCGACCCATAGACGGTGCGGACATTGCGGCAACATTGTTGAGAAATACTCTTATTGTAAGATATGTGACGAAAAAGAAAAGGAAGAGCTTTTTAAGAAGATGCCTGAAAAGATTTGGAACGGAAAGGGCGTTTTATATTCCAGGGCTGAAGAGTGGTTTTATCGTGAATGGGATGGAACCAACAAGGATGGAGAGAGAGTATCCTTTAGATCAATGAAGTTTGTTTTTTGCGAGGAAGCCGAGTGGCCGGAGATTTGTGAGGATTCTTTTTATGGAGCTATGTCAGATGGCACAAAATCCACTGGGTTGTCGAGGCTGGTTAGTAATTTTAATAATGATCTGAAACATATACGCACTAATAGTTTTTTGACGGTCGATATTAGGGCTGTTTTGAGGAGGAGAATATGGACAACGAAAAAATAATTTTGAGTAATAGCCCCGATGCGGCAACATATAAAGAAAATCTTTCCGGATGGGTCTCTCGAACTGGCCGGTTTTGGGGAAAAGATGGGCATATGGCTAAATGGGATGGCGCAACTCACACGAAATGCAGATGTGGTATTATTTTCCCAAAAAATTCTTACTGCAAAACGTGCGCTGAAAAGAGGAGGCTTGAAAAATTTAAAGCAAAACCTGTAATGGTGTGGAATGGCAAAGATGCGTTATATTCTGATTCAGAAGATCGGTACTATGGAGAGTGGGAAGGTGTTAATAACGAAGATAGAAAAGTGTCTTTTGAATCTATGAATTTTATTATTTGCGAGAGAACGGAATGGCGTGAGTTGAGCGATGATTTTTTTGAAGATTCTTTATGTGAAGATGTTGGAAATGATGAATTGATTGATCTCATCCATGACTTCAACGAAAATTTAAAGGAAATCCAGACTAATTGCTGGGAGCCGGGGTTATATCGTGCTGTTTTGGAGGAGGAATAATATGCTAACAGAAAAAGAACAAGAAAAGCTGAATGATTTTTTTCGAGATGGTGCAGAGGGGATTGAGGCAGAGCCCGAATATTGGGTGAATGGAGGTGAAGGATTGTCTTTTTGTTACGACTGTTGCGGGAAAGAAGTATCTCTGTTGAAAAAAGACGATCCTGAAAACAATGAGTACTGCTGTGTTGATGGTGGATGGATCATTGATGGCGATAGTATCCCTTATTGCGAAACTTGCGATAAATTATTAAAAAATACATTAACTTATGACGGATGTGAGGATGAAGTTAATCATTTTCTTGAACATGGTTTTGACCCTTGCAGCGCAAGTGATTGCTACTCGATGGAAAGAGTTATTGCCGGGAGGGGATGGGAGATAGGGGAGGAAAGGATATACCGGAACGAATATGACAAGGAAGGAGATATTAAATATTATAAAAACCTGGAAATTTTATGTAAGAGAATTTTGAAGGAGGTTAAAAATGTTGAAAAAATATAAAGTTTATGATTTTGGGGTAGAGATTGTTGCGGTGGATGTAGAACGGGAAACAGATAAGATTGTTTGGATTGCAGGTAGGAGGCATCTAAAGCTGTCAGGGTGGGCAAGTTTTTTTGACACCTGGGATGAAGCAAAAAAGATGAAGATAGAATGGCAACTTGAAAAAATAAAAGAATTAAAAAGAAAGCTTAACAATGCAGAGAACGAGCTGGAGGATATTAAAAATATTAAAAAAAATAGATAAATGTCTTGATTGGATTTTTCTTCGGGTAATAGTGTTATTTTGTTTTTATTTGTTAGGAATCGGAACTGGATATTTTTGGTGTTACAAGGTATTGAATGGGGGAGGGTAAATGATATGGCAACACCAATGCAGCGCACTTTGTCAGATTTGAGAAAATATAATATACCGTATTGGGTTGTAGAAAATTATAATCACTTTACGAAAAAACGAACAGATCTGTTTAATATTTTTGACGTTCTGGCTTTAGATAACGGTTTTGTGGGGGTCCAGGTCTGTGGGGTAGACATAGGGCCGCATAAAGAAAAGATCCTGGTGGATCATGTTGAAAATACAACTATATGGCTGAAAAATGGTGGCAGGGTTGAGGTGTGGGCGTGGCGGAAATTGAAAAAATTGAAAAAAAATGGGAAAAAGGGTAAGCAAACGATTTGGGTAGCACGTATTTTTGACGTATTATTGGTAAATAATGAATTGTATTGGGAGGAGCGAGGATGACTAAAATAGAGTTAGCACAAGCATGTATTAACAAATACGGAGCCGAGGCACAAATGCTACATATGATTGAAGGAATTGGAGAGTTAACTGTTGAACTTTGTCATTTAGAGCGGGGTCGATTTGTTGAAGATAAAGTCGCTGAAGAAACTGCTGATTGTTTAGCAGTTTTAGATCAGATGGACATTTTGTTTGATGTCGATAAAAATCAGAGTTTCAAAGTGTCGGATGATAACAATATAGGAAGCCTTATATCGGCAATGGGTTTTGTTCAAACTTGGCTTGGCGGCTATAAGGGTGAGCGTGGTGATAAAAGAATATTGCGAGATTTATTCCCGGAATTCCGGGCAAGGTTGATTTCGCTTAGTCAAAAAATAGGAGATAAGAGAGTCGAGGCATGGCAAAAAATTAAAGCGGACCGGATGGTTGAGAGGTTGACCCGGTGGAAATAAAAAAGGGGAAAAAATATAAAGTTATTTGTCCCGTTTGCAAAAACCCGCGGCTTGTATCAAAACAATCAAAACAAATGATTGATAGTGGTGTAAGTTCTGGACGATGCAGGAGGTGCGGCTATGAAAGCATGAGGAACAAAAACTATAAAAATGGCAGGGAATATGAAATAATTTGTCCTGTTTGCAAAAAACCGCGGCCTGTTTCGAAACAGTCAAAACAAAGGTTTGACAATGGTACGAGTTCAGGACGCTGTGCCAGTTGCGGAATACGCGCAGCGAAACGAAGAAAAAGATTGGCTATAGAGAGTTATCTTGAGGAAGAAATTTCTGCACCTCCCAACAAGAAAATGAAAAATTGCGGGTGTGAGTTAACATCCACTGCTGAGCAAAAAATCGATGGCCTCCCATTTTTCCAAAAATGCGAATGGTTTTATAAGTGTGCGAATAGTTCGGAATGTTTGGGCGAGGTCGCGCGGGAAAAATGGTTAGGGTGGGAGGCTGATGGTAAGGGGTTTAAGGGAAAACAGAAAGAAGATATTCTTGACACGGTAAGAATGAGCGAGGCTTGCTAATATGTATGGAGTGAAAAAAGCAGAGCGAAAAATATTGGTCAAGGCGCCGTATAATTATAATCCGGATAATATTAATATACTTGAGATTGAAAGCGATAAGGCCCGGAAAGGTATACCAATCGATTTCGAAGTCGCAATTGCAGTATGTAACTACCAATCAGATTTACAAAAAATCAGGAAACGTAAAAAGTGGTGGCGATTTTGGGGTAGGACTTAATAAATTTAATAATGATTGGGAATGCCATTTTTAAATTTTACTATTGTTATATTCCCGGAGAGAAAACAAAATGAATATTGAACATAAAATAATGAGAAACTATCCTCGGGAACTTCTTCATAAATTTGAAATGACAACTCCTTATATTCCGCGTGAAGGTGATATTGTGTGGGTCAAAGAAAAAGAGTTTCGAGTGACCAGCATCCATCACCACATAAAAGAAAAAATAGTTATTATTAATGTAAATGAACACTAAGTGACATCCGCCTTAACAAAAATTATTATTTAATTATGGAGTTATTTTAATGGAAAATAAAAGAATATACCTTGCATGTCCATATTCGCATAGCTTTAAAGATGTGCGAAAAGACCGTGCGAAGTTCGCAACTCAGGTTACAGGCCGGTTAATGAAAGCCGGTTTAATTGTCTATTCGCCCATTACGCACGGGCATGGAGTAGCCGTTGAGTGTGGGTTGCCGGGCGACTGTGTTTATTGGTCAAAAAATACAGAGTCATTTATATGTTGGTGTACGGATATTTTTGTGGTGTGCATCCCAGGATGGCAGGAGTCGGGAGGTGTGCAAGAAGAGATTTTTTTGGCTGAGAAAATGGGGAAAAATCTTGTTTACTTGCGGCCCGGGAATTATTTTTTTGATGGTTTTTTTTCAAAAGGTATAAGTGATGAGGGATAAGGGAGATATGGATACTAACGAATTAAGAAAAGCAGCAAATTGTATATTTATCGCAACTGATAAGAAGACGGCTCAAGATATATCAGAAAAATTAAATGCGGCTGCGGATGAAATTGATATGCTCAGAATTAAATTAAATGCGGCTGGCCGAAATTTAGGCCGTGATGAGGGCCAAGAATTATGAGCCGGAATATACGAAAAAAGAAAAAGACACTGCGAGAAAAAAAAGCAGCTTTTAATAATGAAAAAACAGATTTTGAAAAAAGCGTTAAACAGAAACGGCGTGAAAAGGAAGAGAAACGGAAAAGGGCGAAGCAAGCCTTAAATAAAGAGCTTGCTTCTTTTTAAGAATTATAGCTGGGAGGCTTCTAATGCCTCCCGGCACATGTGGTATTGTCCGATGACATCCATCCGCCTTGAGAGGCTGTCACCTGTATGGGGCAGTCCGTTTAGATGCATGAATTGATCATTGTAGATGGCCATAGCCTTTTTAAGTTCCCGGCGGTCGGAATCGGTTGCTTTTGAGCCATAAGTTTTTGCCTCCGCTAATGTTTTGAAATTATACTTTTTCATTTTTAACCCTCCCTTACTTTTAAAATTGTATTAAGCAACTCTTCTTTTGATAATCCTGTAAATTTTTGCCCTGTTTTTGCAACAAATATATCAAAAGTTTCAACCCAAAAAGTAACAAGATATTTTTTCCCATCTATTATTCGGGTACAACCGTGGTCGATGTTCTCTATTTCTTTTTTGATCTTTTCCATCTTTATATCCTATCGTAGAGCAGCGTAGCACAACGCTTCTCTGCACCTTTGTTGATAGTTTATTAGATCGAGCCTGCGCTCGAAATTTTCTATAGTATCCGGCAACGTCTTCAACCAATCATAGTGATCGTTTAAAATCATTATTACGTACCTTAGATAAGCAATATCTTTTTTTGTCGCTTGCTTGCCGAAGCGTTCAGCCTCGGCAGGTGTTTTAAATTTAAAATCCATTTTCCCTCCTTTTTCTTATTAATTAAAATTAAACCAGAATTTTTCCTCAATAGCCTTGTAGGCCCATTCTATGGTAGTTTCAGATGTATCTGATAGGAACTCAAGTTTTAGGTAAGGCGGATCCCCTTCAAACCAGATGTTTACAGTTCCAGGCTCAATTCCGGATTCTGCATCATAAAGTAATTCATAAACTTGCTCTAATTCTTCAATTTCTGTGATTTCTGTTTTCATTTTATTTGCTCCTTTGTTTGTTATTGTGAAATGGCAATTAAAAAATTGGCATAAATGCTTCTGTCGTAAATTCGCCAGAAATAGGATCATTAAAATCTAAATACCCAGGGTTTAGAATAGTTAAAATATTTTTTAACCATTCAACTGTAATTTTCTCAGGCCGGGAAAACTTTATTAAATCTTTTTTTGCTTTTTCGAGACCATTTTTTTGCGCGTATTTATTTCCTGCTACTCTTATAATAGATAAAATGTCAGAATCGTTAACTCTATCATCGTTAATTAAGAAAATAGCCATTTCATCTATTTTATCAAAAGATAGTATTCCTTCATCTTTTTTATCCATCATTTTATTTTCTCCTTTTTTTTGCGCCCCGGTTATCGTTGCGCTTTATCTATGTATACTGCTACTTGCGTGCCAGACTTTCGAAAAAGTAATAAAAAGTAATAAAATAAATTAGATTTATAACAATATTAGGTAGTTATTGGTAAAAATAAGTTTTAAATTGATTTGGCAAGAGTTGCAACCAGGTGGGTTGAAAAAGGTGCTATCGTCTGATAAAATAGAAAATAGTTAATAATTTTATATACTTATAAGTTATAGACATTTTCGCCGATTGGCCATTTTCGCCTGGTGGCCATATTTTAATTTAAAATGGACTTTTTGTCTGAAATATTGGTTGACTTTAAATAAGATGGTTGATAGGGGGGAGGGTATGAAAGGAAAAGAGTCTACAAAAAAAGAGCGAGTATCTAAATTAAACGTGTGGTTGAAACATTATTTGAATGAAAATTGCTCTACAACTTTTTTAAATAAGACCGAATCTGCAAAGGCTGCAAAATATAAATGCAATGGCGATGATTCTTTCCGAGTCATAGGTTCTCAAAACTTTTCAAAACTTACCGACAAGATTTCTAAATGGCTTGACGAACATGGCTTAAGTGAAAATGCTTTAAAAATTAAGATGTTATCACTCATGCAGGTTAAAGAAACAAAGTTTTTCTCAGCTCCCATTAAAGACGAAAATGGGATTGTTGTTGATATTTTTGTTAAGGAAATTGATGTTGAAGCTATTGAAACGCAGCGAAAAACACTCGATATGGCGTTAAAAGTCAGAGGCATGAATGCTCCGACTAAGCATGAATTGACAGGAAAAGATGGTCAAGCATTGTTTCAAAATATGACGGATGAAGAAATTGATCAGAAAATTGCTGAAAAAATTATTGAGCAAAAGAAAAAATAGTGTAAGTATTTAATTTTATTTATAAAAAGCATCGGCTTCCTGGGAGGCCGTAGAACTGGAGATTTTAAAAAAGGAATAGTAAGGGTCATATAAATTTTATTTAGAATGATGAGTAGAGCTGATAAAATAGAATTATTGCATTTATTTTCTGAAAAAGAGCGTAGAGCAGGATTGCGGTTGCTTTATACACTTTACCCAGATACAGGAACCTTGCGGCGTGAATTGTATAAACCGCATAATGATTTTTTTTCAGCAGGAGCAACATATAAAGAACGTGCGATGATTTCTGCCAACCGGGTTGGGAAAACCTTCGGAGTTGGGGGCTATGAATTATCGTTACATTTGACAGGTAAATATCCAGAATGGTGGGAGGGAAAAAGATTTGAAAAACCGATTTCAGCGTGGGCTGCCGGGGATACCTCCCAAACCGTTCGTGATATTATTCAAAAAAAACTTTTAGGGCCGGTCGGAGAGTATGGGACAGGACTTATCCCCGGCGAACTATTAATTAGTACAAAAAATAAAGGCGGGAGTGTTCCTGATACAGTTGAATCAATCGCAGTAAAACATATTTCAGGTGGAACGTCATACGTAGGTTTAAAATCATATGATCAGAAAAGAAAATCATTTCAGGGGACAGAGCAAGACGTTATATGGTTAGACGAAGAGCCGAGTCTAGATATATATTCAGAATGTCTCTTGCGGACTATGACCACAGATGGCCTTATCATGTGTACTTTTACGCCGTTAATGGGCTTATCTCAGACGGTCTTGTCCTTTATGCCAGGCGGAAAAATTCCAGACAATTATGAAAAAACAGGGAAGTTTGTTGTCAACGCCACCTGGGATGATGCTCCGCACTTAACCGCTCAACAAAAAGAAGAACTTTTTAAATCAATCCCTCCTTATCAGCGTGAAGCGCGAGCGAAAGGGATTCCGCAGCTTGGTGCAGGGGCTATTTACCCAATTCAGGAGGAAGACATTACAGTCGATCCGTTTGTAATTCCCCCAAACTGGAAAAAGGTTTATGCCTTGGATGTTGGGTGGAATAGAACGGCAGCTCTGTGGGGGGCCTGGGATGAGCAGAGCGATGTAATATATATTTTTTCAGAGCATTATAGGGGACAAGCTGAACCAGTTGTACATGCTGAAGGTGTTAAGGCAAGGGGTGCGTGGATACCTGGCGTAATTGATCCGGCAGCGAGAGGCAGAAGTCAGGAAGATGGGAAACGATTAATTGATCAATATGTCAATCAAGGGCTGAATCTCTCTTTTGCGAAAAATGCAGTTGAAGCCGGGCTCTTGAACGTATGGCAACGGTTATCGACCGGCAGATTAAAGCTTTTTCGGGGGTTACAAAACTTTTTTGCTGAATATCGTATTTATAGACGGAATGAAAAAGGCGATATTGTGAAAGAAAATGATCACTTAATGGATTGTTTGCGTTATCTTTGCATGTCAGGGATAGATGTAGCGACAACAGCCCCCCCAGAATTTTGGGAAAACAATAATTTTAATAAATACCAACAAGATTCCATAGATAGTGTCACGGGTTATTAATGATTAATGAACAATATATTCAATCGCAGAATAACATCTTGCCTCCTGGTGAAGAATATATAGAAGAGCAAGTTCCTTCACCAGAGCAACAGGCTATGATGCAAGCCGATGCCGAGCAAGAAGCTTTAGCTCAAGCAGAAATAGAAGCACAACGTAGAGCTGAACAATCAATGATTGATTTGCTTGAAGCTAGACACGCGATGACCAACATTGCGGAAAATCTTGAACAAAGTGTCATTGATACCATCGCAGCAAAAGTGATTGATGGATATAATTTAGACAAAGAATCCCGGGCTGAATGGGAAAAAACAAATACTGAAGTTTTAAAATTAGCAAAACTATCTATTGAAAAAAAAATGTATGCTGGTGATGTTGTTGCGAATGTAAAGTATCCTATCATTACGAATGCAGGGATACAATTTGCGGCAAGAGCTTATCCTGAAATTATAAAAGGCACGGAAGTTGTTAAACCTAAAATTATTGGTTATGACCCGGATGGGCTAAAATTAGAGCGCGGTAATCGAATATGTGAACACATGTCATACCAACTACTCAACGAAATGTCTGAATGGGAGGATGGCGTTGACCAGTTGTTATTCACACTGCCTATTGTAGGATGTGCGTTTAAGAAAACATATTACTCTACACTTTTAGGGCAAAATGTGTCTGAAATGGTTTTTGCGGATGATTTAGTGGTTAATATTAACACTGTATCGCTCGAAAAAGCATTAAGGGTCACACACATTATCCAATTATCGCAGAATGAAATTGTTGAAAGAATAAGAAATGGTGTTTTTCTTGATTTTGATGTTTCAGAATTAGGATTAGCGCAAAATACTGAAGATGCAATAATAGATGAAGATACACCACATAAGTTCCTTGAGCAACACAGGTGGTATGACCTTGATGAGGATGGATATCAGGAACCTTATATATGCACAGTACATGAAGGTACGCAAAAACTAGTTAGGATGTCTGCAAGATTTGAACTTGCGAATGTAACAGGGAATAAAAAAAAAGAAATTGTAAGGATAAAGCCCACACATTACTTTACACGATTTATTTTTATGCCAGCAGTAGACGGAAGCTTTTACGGTAACGGATTTGGAAGCCTATTGTATTCTATCAACTCAGCAACAAACACCACACTAAATCAGTTACTTGATGCTGGAACACTCTCTAACCGGCAATCTGGATTTTTAGGTCGAGGGATTCAATTAGGGCGTGGTGCATCGTTAAAGTTTAAAGCTGGTGAATGGAAGCCAATACAATCAACAGGTGATGATTTACGGAAAAACATTGTCCCACTTCCTACCAAAGAACCATCTCCGACTCTTTTTAGATTGCTGGGATTGTTGGTTGAAACAGGAAAGGAACTATCCGGCGTCACAGATGTTTTATCAGGCCAAAGCCCTGGACCGAACGTTCCGGCCACAACAACACTTGCGCTTATAGAGCAGGGGTTACAAGTATATTCTGCGATTCATAAGCGAATACATAAATCGTTATACGCGGAGTTCCAAAAAATACGCCAGTTAAATATTTTATATTTAACAGATCAAAAATATGCAAACGTTATGGATGACCCTGGAGCGATTCGGCGGGATGATTATGCAGATAAAGACATGGATATTATACCTGTATCTGATCCAACCGCCACAACGAATATGCAACGTATAATGAAAGCTAAAGCTTTGTTAGAGATGCGAGGGCAAGGGTTAAGCGATATGGAAATTAATAAGAGATATTTAGAAGCTTTACAAATAGAAAATACTCAAATATTAATTCCAGAAGAAGATGAACCAAACCCAGCATTAGAACTGGAGATACAAGAAAAGCAAGCTGCTATTGAAAAAATTAATGCTGAAACCAGTTTAATTATTGAAAAAATAAACACTGAACGAGTTATCCAAAATACAAAAGCAATGGGGGCTGGTTTTGATAACAGAAAACTTGACATAGAAGAAGCAAAAGCAATTTCAAATATTGAAACAAACGAAATAAATAAATTTTCAGAACAAAAAACTCAAGGCCCGTATCGTGAAGCCGGGATGGTTTCTAACAATGATGAATAAAGAACAGTTTGACGAATGGAAAAGTTTATCAGCAACGATATTAATCTTTAAACAGATTGAAGCCTTAAAGGAAGTTTTGACTGTTGATTTAGCGAGCGGGGCCACAATTGGCCTAACAGCCGATCAAATAGCAATTAATACAGCACGAATCGTTGGGAATATTGAGGGATTAAATCAAATATTGAATATTAGTTTTTTAGAAGAGAGGGAAGAATATGCAGAATAAGTCAGGGATTGATCCTACAGGCCATCATGTTTTAGTTTTACCGGATATAGTTAAAGAAAAAACCACAGGAGGCATTTATCTTGCGCCACAAAGCAGGGATGATGAACAGCGAGCTGCAACGACTGGAACATTAATTGCAGTTGGGCTTTCGTCTTGGGTTGAATTTGCCAATGGAGAAGCTTGGGCGGCGGCAGGAGACCATGTTTCTTTCGCCAAATATGCCGGAATTGAAATAGATGGTATCGACCAAAAAAAATATACGCTATTAAATGATCAAGATATTTTAGCAGTTTTAGACAAATAAGATTTCAAAATTGAGGTAAATACAATGCATGATGAAACAATAGATGAGATTTTAACAGAAACAAAGGAAAACGATGAAGACCATGTCGATACAGATTTAAAGGAAAAGGCTCCCGAAGAAATAAAAAGTGCCAGCGTAGAAGAGTTAGCTCAAGAAATGGGATGGAGACCCAAAGAAAACTTTGACGAGGAAAGCAATAATGAGTTTGTAGATGCTGCTACATATATCCGCAGAGGCGGCGATATCCAAACAAATATGCGAAAATCAATCAAAGATCAAAAACGTCAATTAACAGCAATGACAAATAGTATTGAAGAGTTGAAACAGCATAATGAAAGAGTATATAAGGCTGAAATCACAACTCTGAAGAAAGATTTAGCCAGCCTGAAATTAGAAAAAAACGAAGCCATTCAAGACGGAGACGTTGACCTTGTAGAAAAAATAGATGCCAAGATTGATTTAGTTCAAGAATCTATAAGCCAACCTGAAAAGGCAACGGAAACAGCCGCACAACCACAGGGAGAAGACCCTGAGTTTACGGAATGGGTTGCAAAAAACGATTGGTATAGAACTAATAAAGAAATGCAAAGCTACGCAGACGCTATTGGTGATCAAAATGAAGGGCTTCCATATACAAGGTTGCTTGCTCTTGTAGAAAGAAAAGTTAAAGATGGTTTCCCAGAAAAATTCCAGAAAAAAAACAGTACAACGGAAATAGTTAACCGAGTGGAAGGCGCTACCCGTGGCAACAATAATAATATTTCTTTTACTGAAGCTGATTTAACAGCAGGGCAAAAAAATATTATGAGCCAATTTGTTAGACAAGGTATTATGACCAAAAAACAATATATTGATGACATAAAAAAGCTTGCGGGAGGATACGCATAATGAAAGATAATTCAGAAAAAAAAGATACGAATACAGAAATTAAACCAAAAAAAAGACCCATCAGAGTTCCAATTGGCATTCGGAATGTTTTAACGGCCCCAAAAAAAGATGGGTATATCCGTAAATTTGTGAATGACAAAGATGGAAGAATTGAAATGTTTAAAGCTGCCGGATATAGATTGGTTGAAGAAGATATCCTTGTTGGTGATAATTCAATCAAGAGAACCCAACTACCGGGCAGTTCAGTGTCAGTACCGGTCGGTGGTGGAGTAAAAGCAGTCCTTATGGAAACAAAAAAAGATTGGTACGATGAGGATCAAAAAGCAAAACAAGATAAGATTACCGCCGGTGAGAACGACATGAAACGAACGTTAAACCCAAACCAAGATGGTATGTACGGAAGAATTGTAATATCTTCTTGATAAATAAAAAAGCTATAACACGGCTTTAGGAGGTTGTTTTGGCTAACATAGATAGAATTTCTGGTTTTACACCAGTGAAACATTTAAACGGAAACCCATGGAATGGTAAAGCACGGATGTATTATATCCCGGCAACTGATTCCACCGCTATATTTAAAGGCGATGCTGTAAAATCTGCGGGCAGTGCCGATACCACGGGTAAATACGCAACAATTGCACAAGCGGCAGCGTCAGATACCATAAGGGGGGTTGCGATTGCTTTTTCTGATCAACCTAATATTGGTATTGACACTACAAATCTGTACGGGGCATATAGGTTAGCCAGTACAGCAATGTATTGTTTGGTTGTTGATGACCCTGATGTAATTTTTGAAATACAGGAAGATAACGTTGGAAACGATATTGATGCAGATATGATTGGGCTCAGTACCGATATTACTGTAGGCAGTGGGGACACGGCTTCAGGAAAATCTGGGATGGAACTTGATAGTAGTGACACCGCAACAGCAGCCGGGCAATGCAAAATATTGAACGTGTCACGGAAAGAAGATAACGCACTTGGGGCTCATTGCAAATTCGATGTCCTTATAATTGAACATGAAATGAGATCGTCTACTGACGTATAGTAGGAGGAAACTATAATGGGTGTTATAACAACAAATAACTTTGCTAAGGATCTTATCCCTGGTGTTAAGACTTGGTACGCAACAAAATATCGAGAATACCCTATTGAGTATCTTGATATTTTTGATAAAACTATTTCTACAAGAGCCTTTGAAGAAGAGGTTGGCGTTACTGGTTTCGGTCTAGCTCAAATGAAATCTGAAACAGATGGGATCGCCTATGCTGATACGGAGCAGGGATATGTTAACAGATATACAAATGTAACGTATGGCCTTGGTTATATCATAACCAGAGAAATGTACGAGGATGGAATCGCGGTAACTGTTGCCCTAAGAAAGGCCGGGGCACTTGCCTTCTCTATTCGACAAACCAAAGAAATAATTGCTGCAAACGTGCTTAACAGAGCGTTCAATTCGGCATATACGATGGGAGCAAATAGTGATGGGAAGGAATTGTGCGCAGCGGATCATCCCAACAAATCAGGCGGTACTTGGCGAAACGAATTGTCAACCTATGCAGATTTGAGCGAAGCTGCCCTTGAACAAGCTTGTATTGACATCGCAAGTTTTACCACAGATAAAGGTTTGACCATTGCGATTAAACCAGTGAAGCTTATCGTGCCCCCAGCTTTAGAATTCGAAGCGTGTAGAATATTAGAATCGTCTGGCCGCGTTAGTACCGCGAATAATGATAACAACGCACTCTATGTTACTGGAAAAATTCCACAAGGTATCAAGGTAAACCATTATTTGACCGATACAGACGCATGGTTTCTTAAAACCGATTGCCCCGATGGGATGAAATATATGGAACGCCGTGCAGATTCTTTCGGTACTGAAAATGATTTTGATACTGAAAATGCCAAATTCAAAGCAACGTTCAGATGTGCTTTTGGCTGGTCTGATGCCAGGGGTATATTTGGTTGCCCTGGGGCATAGATTTTTAAACTAATCTATAGGGGGTAAATAAAGAACCCCCTATAGAACCTGTGTAAAATGAGGTTAAATTCCTCATGGCAGCCATTATAAAAAAGTGGGTGTTACTGTGAAAAGGATTTTAAAAATGCCTGTAACAAATTTTCCAAACGGACTCACTATGGATACGACAAAATATATATCCATTGCTTCTGGGTCAACTATCCCGGTAACCGGAGCATCCGGTTATAATCCAGGGTGTAAATTTATTCTTTCTAGTGCGTCTTTAGGCAAAAACATTGAATGGGTTAACCAGGGCTCCGCAACTTCGTGCCTTTTTGTTCCTTCCGGCGCTGGTTTCGGATATGGTTTTGCATGGGCTGGTGGCCCAGTAGATTGTGTAAACGGAGAAACAGCCACGCAATATGCTGTTGACGGCAATGTTGGCCTTGCTGATATTTGTTTCGCAGCTCATCAAGTTTCAGACGATAATGATCAAATTATAGGTGTAGCATGTGCGGAGTCAACAGCACCGGGGGAACAAAACAGTTTATTAATTACTGCAAGCGCTGACCCTTTGACCGCGCATGATTATGTTTATGCTGGATTAAAAAATAAATGTGTACCTAAATTTGATGTTTTTGCAGCAGGGACACACACCACTGTAGGCGGAGCTGCCGCCGAAGCTATAACTATTACAGGGGCAAAGGCTGGTGATCTCGCTTTTGTGTGTCTTGGTTCAACAGATGACACAGATACTATTTCTGATTCTATTTGTACCACAGATACTTTGACTGTCACATTGTCTGCTGATCCGTCAACCACCCATAGCATTCATTATGTAATTTTGAGAGAGCGTGGGACTTTTAAACCAAGTCATTATGTTGCATATGCCGGACAACACACTTGTGTCGGAGGTGACGCAACAGAGGTGGCGACTGTAACTGGAGTTTTGTCGGATGATATTATTATGTCGGTTATTGAAGATGCAACAAGTGGCGCAACCAATATACTGAAAGTCGTTCCAACAACTAATACGGTAACATGGACGTTTAATGCTGACCCAACAGTTGGGCATTTGATTAATTATGCAGTATTAAGAGCGTATTAAAATGCCATATAAAGCAGGTGACTATTTAGTTATATGTGATATTTGCGGTTTTCAAAAATATGCATCAGAATGTCAATTAAATTGGAAACAACAATTAGTTTGTTCAGATACATGCTTTGAAGAAAAGCATCCTCACTATACAGAGCCAAAACCTTTAGGTGAAAAGCAATCTGTACCTATTCATAGGCCACCAGGGGAGGACATTTTTATTTAATGGCGACTTTAGCGAGTTTAAAAGCGAATATTCTTGAGATAATAAATACAAGAATGTTTTCTGAGGAATATATCGAAACAAAAATAAATCTTGCTATATCTCTAATCGCTGGCGGGGTAAAATCATCTTTTGGTGATTTCCTTACTCCGCCATTACCACAGCTATTTAACATCGCAACTATAAACACAGCAACAGACGCGGCCTATGTTTCTATGCCTGCTACCTTTCAGAGAAAGCTTCAATTCGTAGCCAACTCTGGTGGCTCAGAAATAGAAATTTATAATTCGATGATTGAATTTGCAGGAGTTTATCCGTTAATGAATGGGTCTGGTACAATTTCTAGTGTTGTTGAGCAGGGTGGAAATCTTTATTACCAAAAAATTCCAACCGTGTCGGAGACATTGACATTGCATTTTTTTAGACATCCTGTTGATATGACAACAAGTGATGATACTCCAGACGGTATCCCTGAACATTTGCAAGAGCCTTTATTGGTTAATTATGTTTGCAAAGAACTTTTTAATATTTCTGAAAACTCAAACATAGAAAAGCATACTATTCTTTTTAATGATGCTGTTAGGTTACTTGAGGTAACAATTCCTTTTGACAATAGGTCTCTTTACCTGGGAGATTAGTTTTATGAGTACAATATATGTATCGACAATTTTTAATAGAGTTGCACGGGTCACTGGTGATCCAGCCTTCGTGGAGCCTACTAGGGCACAACTACTTGATTGGTTTAATGAAGGTGAAACAGCACTTGTTAAGCGTAAACCGGATGCCTATGTTAAAACAGCAAATCAAGTATTAACGGAAGGTACCAAACAAGCGCTTGCTGAGGATGGGATAATATTTCTTGAACCAAATTGTAATATGGGAACAGATGGTTCAACGCCTGGAAGAGTTGTCTATACTGTAACCCGTGAAAGAATTAACAGGACTTCACCGAATTGGCATTCAGTAAACGCTGACGCGCAAATTAATGCAGTTATTTTTGATGAAAGAAATCCAAAAGTTTTCTATGTATCACCTCCTCAGCCAGCCGTGAATCAAGGATATTTGGATTATGATTATTCAGCATTACCTCCAACGATAATTGTTACAGATGAAAACTATGATGTAGCTTTTACTGTCGGTGATGAATATGCACCTGAAATGCTGAACTATTTATTATTTAGGATTTATAGCGAAGACACCGGCCAAATATCGGATGCAGTTGCTCGAGCGCAAATGTATTGGGGATTATTCACTGGTGATATCATTGACAAAGAAGCCATTGAAAACAGAGACAGCCCGAATGTTCCGAGGAGATAGCCCATTATGGGACAAATATTTAGAAATGATTTTGCAACTACCCTGACAGCCACAATCACCACAACCAGCACTACGCTTGCCTTAACTGCTGCCCCCTCGCCAGCAATAGTTTTAACTGAAAGCGATGATTTCTTTAAACTCACTATTGTTGATGAAAACGGTAACCGTGAAATTATTAAATGTGTTGAGATATCGGGGCTTGATGTTACGATAGGCGTTGCGCTGGGTGTACCTTCTATTGATGGCCGCGCGCAAGAAAACACAACTGCAATTCCCATTACGCATACGGATGAGCATATTATTAGTATGCGGACAACAGCAGGATTACTTGAAACTATAATTACTGCGATCAATACATTACAAGCCAATACATCAATTGCAACAATCACCATGGCTGAAGAAGGGACAGATGACGTTCATCCCCTTTCTCCTTTAAAAGGCCGCGTTATGGTTGATGGATATGCTCCTTTAGCTACGTTGGTACAAGCACAAGGCGGAACAAATAACATAGCAAGAATGAGTCCTCTTCGTTCACGACAAGCGGTAGCGACTGCTTATGAGGCTATATTTGAATCTGGAACAACCTGTATTTTTAAACAAAATACTGTGCCCACCGGATGGGTATTTTTGGCTGAAGACAATGATCGTGTTTTTATTGGAACAGATAGTTCTATAGAAGGCGGAGACATAGGTGGTAGTTGGACGTTGTCCGGGATTAGCATTAATGGCCATGCATTAAGCATAGCTGAAATGCCGGTACATAAGCATGGCATTGATGTAAGGTGGCATGACGTCGGGACTTCTGGCACAGTTCGAAATGCCGATTGGGGCGGAACGGTTATGGATACCGAAACAAAAGCGGCTGGGAGTGGAGCTGCACATACACATGGGATAACGCTGGGGAACACGTGGAGACCAGCGTATGTGAAAGCTATAACAGCAAGGAGGATTTGATATGGAACATGAAAATATAAATTATGAAAACGCTTTTAACTGCAAAGATTGCCCTCAATGCAATACGTCAAAGGGTTGTCCTGCCTGGTTAGAAATGATCGAGGAAGACGATAAGGGGAATAAACGTATCGTTAAAATGTGTGACAGGGTATATGAAAAATACTTCTGGGTTAATGTAACAAAAGCCCTTGCAATTTTAACTGAAAATGTATCAAAAACAAACAATCTTTATACCGATGGAATTGTAGCAATAGGGAATGCGCTGCAACAGCACCAAAATCAACAGATATCGCAACATGATGTAAAACTGGTTAAATAAATGCTTAAAGTAAGAAATAATTATAAAACAAATCTGACAAAAAGCATTACAGCGTCAACTACAGAATTGCAAATTGATAGAGCCCCATCTCCTATCCTGACGCTTTCAAATAGTGATGACCATTTTTTATTGTTGTTAACCGATGAAGCCGGTAACTTTGAAGTTATTAAATGTGTTGGTATAATCGGCAGAATAGTAACGGTCGGAATAACCTTAAACACCCCAAACATAAACGGGCGCGGGTATGACAATACAACAGCACTTGTAATTGATAAAGATGAAGACCATACATTGCGCATGGTTGTGACTTCGAGTGCGCTTGATGAATTTTTAGCCAATTTAGCGGCTATAGATGCGTCATTTATCATTGCCTCTACTGTCGAGGCCGAAGCTGGCGTAAACGATGAACACGTCTTGTCATCGTTGAAGGGTGTAGAGATGTTTGAGGCTTATGCGCCTTTAGCATCTCAAATACAAGCTGAAACCGGAACCGACAACATCTCGCGCATGTCGCCTTTAAGAGAAATGCAAGGTTTTAATTCTTATCTTGAAGAAAACCTTCCGATTAATACAGCCATGTTTTTCAAGCAAAAGACTGTCCCGACAAATTGGGTATTCGATTCCTCTTACAATGATATGGTAATACTTAATACATCAACGCAAAGTGAAGGCGGGAGTACAGGCGGAAGCTGGACGTTTTCAGGAATAAGCGTTAATGGCCATGCTGTAACATTGTCAGAATTTCCAAGTCATAAGCATGGCATTGATGTAAGGTGGCACGTAGCTTCCACCGGGGGCACAGTTCGAAATGCTGACTGGGGCGGAACGCCCATGGATATTGAAACGAAGGCCGCTGGCAGCGGACTTGCGCATACACATGGTATGGCTTCGGGAAATACTTGGAGGCCAGCTTATAGTAAGCTTATTTCTTGTAAATATCTTTCTCCGCCAGAATTAGACGGTTCCTTCACATCAATCCAGGATGATAATTTTAATTTTATTGGCTATGGAGCGATGGCTTTATCTGAACCATACATATTCGTTGTAAGTTATGGGGAAAACTCCTTTTCGGTAGTGGATATTTCTGATCCAAACTTTCCTGTAAAGATTGCTACATTATCGTTATCTCCATATCAATATATGCAAACGGTGGCCGTCGCTGAAAACTATGCATATACAATAGGTTCTGATGGCGTAAATTATCAATTAATCATAATTGATATTTCAACTCCCGATACGCCTTTTATAGCAGCAACGCTAATAGATTCAAAATTTGATAGTGGTTCTAACCAAATAATAGTTCATGGTGATTATTTATTTACTGGAATGTATTCTGATTTTTATATTAATACGATTGATATCTCAAATCCATTATCTCCAAGTATAGTAGCTTCTTTTTATAGCGTGACAGCTCCAGCCATAAAAGGAGTGATAGGTTTTAGCATTCAGGAGAACTATTTATATGTCGCGGTAACCCCATATACAGGAACCGATTGTTTTGCTATTATTGATATCTCCGATCCGCTTTCTTTTGCTGCAAAAGGATATATCACAAATGGCGTAGTTATGAATTCACGTTCATTAAAAGTTAGCGGTTCGATAGCCTATTTGATATCCTTGTATAATGATTTAACGCTTATAGATATTTCAGACCCACTTGATCCTGTATTGATAAGTAATACGGTAATGCATTCCGGGACATATGCTAAAGGTCTCGATATTTGGGGCGGGAGGTATGTCTTTATGGGGTATAGTGCTACGAGTCAAGCAGCAATTGTTGTAGATACAATTAATCCTTTTATCCCTGTAGAAATAAATTATATAACAAATGCGGCCCTTGAGGCTATCTCTAATATAATTTATCATGATGGGTATTTATTTTGTGGATGTTGGAGTTCAAATGGACAGTTTTCAAGTATAAAAGTTTGGTCTTAGCATATGAAAATAAAAATAACAGAATTCGGTGGCATGGCTCCAGGAACAGCAGGGCATCTTTTACCGGCTAATGGGGCGCAAGACACTGAAAATGTTAATTATGATAAAGGTGATCTTCGGGCATGGAAAATGCCTTTTTTAACAGCTTCTATCATAAGTACATATGATGCAACAGCACAATATTTAGCTACTGATGCAAAACAAGTTATCTACAGTGGGCGGCTTTATTATTGCACAAGTGACACTCCTAACCCTGCGGGTGCATGGGATGATACTAAATGGACGCTAATTCCAATACAAAGTTTATTCCGATTTGAAGAAAATTCTAATTCCCATTGGATTGTTTCAGATAAAACACGTGATTATGTTAGATCTCTTAATCCTTCAGATATATATGAACGTGTCTATCTCTCCGGCGAAAATGAATTATGGGTATATTGCAATGACCTTGTATCATCTCCTTTCGACCCATGGGGAGACTATTATAAATTGGGGGTGCCTGCGCCTACCTCGGCGTGTGTGGTAGATACGTATACAGGTAGCGGTTCTGATTATAGAGCTTGGTATTATACTTATGTAAACAAATATGGTGAAGAAGGCCCTCCAAGTGATATTGTCGAAGTTGCTGATTATCTTTCGGGGAATGTTACCCTTGATACTTTCACAGAACCTCCAACAGGAAGAGCTTTAGAAAATGGAGTAATACGTTTATACAGAACCAACTCATCAACTGCCGGGATAGCAGAATTCCAACAAGTTAAAGATACAAACATAAATGGTTTTACATTTGCAACCGATAGCATAACAGATGATGTCGCATCGGTTGATCTTGGCGAAGTATGCCCTTCCGAAACATGGAGTCCCCCACCTGATGGCCTTGAAGGGTTAACGCTTTTTTCGTCTAATATAATGGTTGCATTTAAAGATAACGTTCTTTATATGAGTGCGCCTGGGTTCCCGCATGCCTGGCCAACTGAAAACCAATATCCAATAGCCTCGCTTATCAAGGGAATCAAAGTCTATGGCGCCATCATTTATGCCGTAACAGACGATTTGTATTATTTTTTTTATGGCGATGACCCTGGGAATATGAGCAAGGATAATTCAGAAACAATGTATCCTTGTTCATCTAAAGCGAGTATGGCAACATGCAATGCAGGTGTCCTTTTCGCGGGGAATGAAGGATTAATGCTGCTCAATGCAAGCGGTTGCATTAATATAACGCAAGGTAGCGTTTATGGTGTTCAGGATTGGATTGATATGAATCCAACGACCATGAACGGGACGTTTTATAACGGAAAGTATTTTTTCTTTTATACAGATATAGATGGAAAAAGAAATGGTGCGCTGCTTGATATTGAAAGCGGGAATAAATTAACGAAACTTTCTTTATTCGCTTATGCTGGATACCCTAGTTACGGTGATGGTGAGTTATACATGGTGTTAACCGAAAATAATCGGTACGCTGCCAATGCAAGCATGTACATCAAACAGTGGAATGCCGATCCATATAATTACTTGCGGCGGTTATGGAAATCCAGAAAATATTTATTACCGAATGAAATGATATTTCCTGTAGGACGTGTTTTTATAGACAGGAAATATCATCAAACAATTTTGGATACTGCTGAGGATGAAGACTATATTAAGGATTTAAACGCTCCTATTTTTGCCGCTGGAAATGTTTCCGGTGAAATCAATAGTGATGGCATCACTGTTTTTGAAATTAATGGGGATAATTTGTATTCTCCGTCTTCCATTCAAACAAATGCTAATGCTGACTTGGAGGTATATATAGATGGTGAACTTGTCCATTCTGAGCCAATAATGAATAACAATATTTTTAAAATTTTAAAAAGTGCAAAAGGGAGTGAATTGGAAATGATAGCGTCTGGATACATACCGATGTATACAATAGAGCTTGCAGGTTCCGCGCAAGAGATGATAACATCATAAACATTCAATTATGATGTTATCATAACAAAAAATAAATTAGAAGGTAATGAATTATGGAATCTATGAAAGATTTTTTTATCCAGAATTTCCCTGTTGCTACTCAAGACAACGTTTTAATGGGAACGTATTCATCCAAGAGTATATCAACAATCAGAGCAAAAAAAATTAAGTATTTAAAACTTTTTAAGAAAGAAATTGGGGGGAGAATTAACTATGAGCCACGAGAATATACTTAAAGAGGGTACTACTCTATTATTGACAAAAAATAGTCGGCTTCCTGAAGGGTATCGTTTAAAAGAGATTGAGCCATTTAAAACATTAAATGGCGGTTGCTTGCATCAAGATTGCCAAGTTGCAGGAAGTATACCAAAAAATACTGCTTTTATCCACAATCACTTTATTCCATCTTCTATTAGGACTCAAGGAATTTCAAGAAAAGGCTCCTGGTCTTCTAAAGAAATTCCAATGACCACACAAAAAAAAGAAAGTTTTTTAAAAAAACTTTTTAATAAATTATTTGAATCATAGAGATATACCCTTGGTGAGAATATGACAATACCAAAAATTAAAGAACCTACCATGTCGGCTGATAATGTTGACATTAGAAAGATTTATGATATTTTGAGAAGCATTAAGAGGGCGGTGGAATGGCTGGACACGGAAATCAAGAGAGTGGAGTCGCTGATTCCATAAAAATTATTCCATATGTTAAGCAGGATGGTATTCCTTCTTTTCGTGATTCCGAGATTGTTTATTTATGGGAAAAGGCTGTTCAAGAAAATCTTGATAACTTTATTTTGTTTGATATTGTAGAAAAAAATAAAACTTCTTTTTTGTATTATATGAAACATGTAAATATTCAACTTTTTATAATTTTTTTTAAAGAAAAACTTGCCGGTTTTGTTTGGCTATCAGATACCTTTTCAAAAAAAGCAAATATACATGGAATTCTTTTTAAAGAATTTTGGGGAGAAAAGGCTATTATGATAGGAAGGTTTGTGCTTAATTCTATTATAAATTTAAAATTTAAGGATGAATTTTTATATGATGTGCTTGTTGGAATTATCCCTACCGAAAATTTATCCGCTTGTTCTTTTGTGCCGAAAATAGGCATGCTTTATTCTGGGGAGATACCTTTTTTTTTATTTTCTGCTAAACAAAAAAAACAAGTTCCAGCGCATTTTTTTTATTATGCCAGAGGTTAAGAGTCTATGGAAATAACGACAAAAATTATATACAACATGGAAACATGGGATGTAATAGAAGAAGAATCTTTTGAGTATGATGGTGAAGTTAGCCTTTGTGGTAGCAGTGGTGGGCCATCGCAAAAAATAGATTATGAATATAATCGGCGAATGGCTGATCTGGCTGAACGCGAAACAGCTATGGCAGAAAAATATTTTGATGCTTGGAATCTTAGCCCAAGAAAATTGGAAGAAGAAACTGCCGCTGCTAATATAGATCTTTTGCCATTACAAACCAGAGAAGAAAAAGCCTCAATACCTCTTCGTGGAGAAACTGAAAGATTAGGCTTAAAGCATCAGCAAAAATTAATGGAAAACAGCGAAAAATTTTTAAGAGACAGCGAAAAATTTTTAATAGAACGTGCGCCAGTTCAAACAGAATTTTTCAAACAAGCATTAACCGGGATTGATGTTGGTAAGCGTAAAGAAGAGGCTGTTGCGGAGGTTGAACATGCATATAGTCAAGCAATGCCACAATATATGCAAAATCTTGGAAGGCGAGGGCTAACAGCCAGACCTGGAGATTTGCGTAAAGCGTCATTTGATAAAGCTAAAGCAAAAGCCGGAGCATCAACTCATGCTGGGATAACTGCTGAAGCTGAAAACTTTGAAAGGCTTAATCTTGCCAATAGCTTTAAGCAATAGGATATAAAAAAATGATACAACCTTTTTACAATAGTCCCGACACCGATAGACTGAAAAGCCCGGCAACACAAGGATTAGGCCGGGCGCGCGGTTTGTTGGGGAGTATGCAAAAGAAACAAAGTATCTCTGAGCCTCCAAAAACAGTAACGGGTGGGGTATTGTCTGGCGTTGGCGGAGGTGAACTTGGGTGGACGGTTGGCAAAAGTATTGGAGAAATAATACTGACATCTAAAACCGCAACAGAAACAGCCGCCGGTGTAAGTGGTGCAGCAGGCGGTGCAGCCGGTGCAGCAGGCGGTGCAGCCGGTGCAGCAGGCGGTGCTATGGGAACACTTGCTGTACCAAGTATAGGTGGTGCAGCAGGCGGTGCAGCAGCCGGTGCTATGGGAACACTTGCTGTACCAAGTATAGGCGGTGCAGCAGGCGGTGCAGCCGGTGCAGCAGGCGGTGCTATGGGAACACTTGCTGTACCAAGTATAGGTGGTGCAGCAGCCGGTGCAGGCGGTGCGGCAGCTTCCGGTGCGGCAAGTGGTAGTTTGGCCGGGCCAATTGGAGCGGCTATCGGTATAGGAGCAGGGCTTGCAATGTATTATTTGTAAAGAAAGGGTGAAAGATGGATAGCTGGGGTAGACCAGAGATTAGAGATTTCATAGGGGTTTCCAATATTGTTAGAGGTATTGGTAATGATGTAAGGACATCAAGAGAGAACAAGCAAGCAACAGAATTAACCCAAAAATTTTTAAGAGACCCTAACGCCGATGTTAACCAAGCAGCATTAGGGTACTCGCCTAAAGCCATAAAATCAGCGACAGGTGCGACAGCAGGGTTAAGCAATATCCAGGGAATGAGAAGAACTCTTGCTCAACAAGGCCAACAAAGAAATGTTGAGAATCAACTTGCAAGCATGTCGGCTGAAGATTTATCGCAAATAGACCCTAAAGAATTTGGCCAGTTTGGTGATAACGCTTTTCATGCAAGGCAAACGGCGGCTACACTTCTTAATGATTATTCACAAATACCTGAAATAAAAGAAAGAATAAAAACTGGCAGAGTCAAGGAGTCTGCGGGGAAACATTCTGATTTCATTAAATTTTATAACAACATTGAGTCTGCTGTTAAAATAGGAGATGATAACAAAGCTTTGCAATTATTTTCAGCATTAACGGATCAATCACCTACTCCATATAGAACCGGAGAAATTAAAAACGGCAAAATAGAAGTTTTTATGGTTGAGGATGGAGAAAAGCAAGAATCTACTTGGATTTCTCCGCAAGAAGCTCTTGGAGAATTGTCAAAATTTAAAGATACAAAGAATTTTGTTGTTCAATCCATGCATGCAGCCGATGCAGCGAAACAATTAAATATGGAATCAGCCTTAAACCCAATAGTATTTGTTAATCCCAAAACGAATAAAAGAATTAATGTTATTCGTAGTTTAAGAACAGATACCAATAATGTTGGTTATGAAATTTTTGATGACAACGGAAGATTGGTAGATGTAACGGAAGACCCAAAGTATTTCACAAAACATGGTTTTAAAAAAGCAACAGCGGCAGGCAAACCTATGACTGCGGCTCAAGCGGCAAAACAAGGACTTGCTGAACGAAAATATGCCAGGGAAGGCACATACACTACTCCAAAACAAAAATCTGATTTTAATGTAAAGGCTCTGAAGCTTGTACAGGAAAATTTGGCTATAGGTGAGTCTGTAACACAGGAAGCTCTTTGGAAAACATATGGACAGTTGCATGGCCTTGATGTAATACCAGGAATAGGAGATAAAGCGGGGCAATTTTTGTTAACAGATGGGCAGGGTAATATGTATAATCAGTATGCTCAGAAATTAAAGCCAGCAGGCGGCGCAAAAGAAAAGAAATCTGGTCTGGCCACCAAGAATAGGATTAAACCAGGAGCTGGCGCAAAAACAAAAAAACCGCAAATAGGATTAAGCTCGAAGAAAAACCCACAACAAAAAAAACAACAGTCATTCCAGAGATCAAAAATAACTGGTGATCCCAACAAGCCTGTTTTTGATACAAAAGATATTACAAGGGCTGCCAAGGCTATATTTAAAGTTGGTATGAAAGCGAGTGACCTTGCCGATGCAGCGCGAGCGTATTTAATAAAAACAAAAAATAAAGTAACGGATGCTGCGGTTAATCAAATAGTTAAAGCTGCAAAAGCAATGACCGCATCTCAGGCAAAAGCCAGAAAGCAATCATTCTCCGGCCCAGGATATGGAAAAAGAAAAGATGGAACGAAAAAAGGTAAAGGATTCTTAGGTGAATTAAAAAGACCCGATGGTAGAGTTTCAACTGAACTTTCTATAGGTGTAACTTTTGATGGGAAAGAAACAGAAATACCGACACTTATCCCGACATTAACTCAAAAAGAAATAACTCTTTTGCTAAGAGGCGACAAGCCAACAAGGGAAATTGTAAAAAAATCAGTAGAACATGCTAAAAAAAGAATAAGACAAGGTAAAAGTCCCTTTAAAGAAGAAAAATAAAAAGCAATCATTCGGACAATAAAATATGACACAAGAAACATACAACCCAGAAGAATGGGGCGTAGCATCTTCTAATAAACAAAGGTTACCACTTGCGGATAGAAATAATAATCCTGGCAATTTAAAGTATGCTAACCAAAAAAAGGCATCAAAAGGAGAAGGTGGATTTGCTCGTTTTGACGCTCCCGTAGAGGGATTTCACGCCTTACAAGATCAGGTTGTCCTTGATTCTTCAAGAGGCCATACGCTTGGGAGTTTTATCAAAAAATATGCACCACCTTCCGAAAACAATACTGCAAACTATCTTTCATTTATGGAAAAAGAACTCGGTGCTAATGCAGACGCACTACTTTCTACTCTTGGTGTAAATAAAATTTCTAATGCGATTGCTAAATTCGAAGGCGGGACGAAATCAGGCAAGCAGCCAGGAAAAAGGGAAACATACAATCCAGATGAATGGAGTGTAAAACCACAGGATGAGATGGAAGCAGGTACCTATAACCCAGATGAATGGAGTTCGGAGCCTCTTGGAAGTGTTGGGGAACCTGATCCTGAACCTAAAAGCACATTAGGTGTTTTCACAGAGGGCATAAGCAGGCTACCAAAAAATCTGGCTAAAGAAACAATCGGGCTATTCCAAGGCGCAAAAGGGGCGAGTGTTGCGGATCAAGGATTTCTTGATAAATGGTACAATAAAGTAGAGGCTGAGAATACCGCCCTAAGCGAAGAGGCTAAAGCTGGTGGCGGCAAATTCATACCTGGTGTATCAGATGAAGCTGTCAGCAGTGCGCTTTCAAGTTTGCCCTATACAGGTTTGGCAATGGCCGGTGCTACTGCCGGAGCCGCGGTCACTTCTCCAATCCCTATACCTGGGGCAAGGGTAGCAGGCGGCCTGGTCGGATCGCATCTTGCTACAAATAGGGTATCAGCTTATGCCGCTATGAACCGGAACCTTAAACGCCTAAACGACTTGAATATACAAACAACTGGCGAACCCATAACGATAGAACAAGAAAATGAATTTAAAGAGGTCTATGGTTCTGAAATTGGTAAAATAGCTGATTGGGAATCTATCCCGGAAGCAGCTGGGACAGTAATAGAATTAGTTATATATGGCATAGGCTCTAAATTACCCGCGCCTATGAGAGAGAAAGCTGCAAAATTAGTAAGCAGTCTGATCAAGAATAAAATTGCGAAAGGTGCCGCAGTTAATTCGACAAAATTGCTCGGTACTCTTATCTCTGAAACAGCGGAAGAAGTCGTAAGTGGTATTGGCGGGGGTAATGTCGAGGCCGGGATGTGGGGAGAAGAACAGCAGGAATGGGATATCCCTACAGCATTAAAAACAGCAAAAGAGGTAGCCCCAACCGTTGCTGTGACAGCAGGGCTTGTGCATGGTGCTGGCACGGTCGCAGGTAAACTTTCCAAAAAAGAAAAACCAGAAGACCAGACAAAAGATAAAAAAGTTTTTGCAGATCAACTGAATGTCTTATCGGACGGATTAAAAAAATCAGATAACAAACTTGCCGACATAAGCACAACAGTTGATCTGCATTCTAATCTTGCTGATGATCCTAAAAAACAAGTTGCCATTGATAAGGTAATTTTGGAGGCAGCGGGGCAAGGATTACAAGACGGCACGTTAACTTCGGACAATTTGACCGAGGTAGTACAACGATTACCAGAAGATGATCCACTAAGGATAGCCTTGACGCCTCAAGTTGAGGAAAAGCCGGTACCTGTTGAACCAACTAAGCCGGAGTTAATGCCGGAGCCGGAAGTAAGCGGCACTAAAACCATTCTTGAACAAATGCAGGAAGATAAAAGCCTTCCCGAAGAAAAAAAGCTTACTGGTGCAGAACGTAGACAGCAAAGAATTAATGCTGCTGGTGAGATAAAAAGACCAGCGGAGGTTATTAAAGACCATTATCCAGCGGGCAAAACCGTGACGATGGAAGAGATAGAAGGCTTACTCAAAAAAAGAAAAATTACCAATGAAAAAGATAAGGCCAGAATTGAGGAGTTATCAAAAGGTACTCTCCAAATGCCTATTGATATCGACATTAAAGCTAAAACACCCCAAGATAAATATAAAATAGATAAATCTCTTAATTTTATAGATACTGCTACAGAAAAATTAGGGGGTAAGCTCGCTATCAATATTGTTGATAAGAATGGCAGGCCAATATCACCTGCCGGGGTTCGGGAACTTTCTTTAGGGGAAGATAAGCCGACTACGCAAATAGAAGGACAGCGCAATCTCGAAGCAATAGAAAAAGAAATCACAGACCGCTGGAAAAAATCCAGAACATTACCCGCCGGGAAAAAGAAATCTCAGATAGCCAACGAGATTGCAGTTTTAAATAATGAACTTGCGACCGCTATGAAATCGGCTGATAAGGAAGAGCGCGGTGGACGTGTTGCTCCTGAGCGTGGACGTAAAGAAAAGATTTTTGAACCGGTAACATCTGAACCTAAACCTGGTGAGCCTGAAAAAGAAATCCCAAAATCCCCAGATGGTAGATACCAAATTAGTAAAATCCAAAAGCCCAACCAGTCTGGAGTTAAAGGAGTACGTTATATCTATCCTGATAGAAACATGGGTATCTTAAAGGAAGAGGCCGATCCACAGGCAGCTTTTAAAACGCTTGAAGAAGCCATTGAGGGCGCAAAAAAAGATAGAAAACTGGATGATGCGAATAAGCTTTTCAGGGATAAACAAGACGCAAAAGATAAAATAGAAAAAGAAAAAGCTGATAAAATTGAAGCAGAAAAGCGGGATATTGACGGATTCGGTGACAATTTATCAGCCATGCGAAAAGGTAAAGTCGTAAAAGATTTAAACAAGAAAGTTAATATCGATGGCGTTCCAACTACATTAAAAGACTTAATCCGTAAAGAAGTAGCAGCAGACAGTGCTTTAACTATACCAGGGAATATCCTTGGGAAGCCTGATGAACGCGGGTCAGTAATCGGGTTTGATGTTGGGAAGACTGGTGGCAAGTATGCTCAATATCTTATTGATAGAAAAGGTAAAGGCAAAACTGAAATTTTACCGAAACCAGTTTTAAAAAAAACACCAGAAAAGGAAGAAACCAAACCAAAAAGTAAGATAGCTTCTGAAATGTCAGCAAATGAAATGTTGGCTGAATGGGATAAACAAGCAGCGCAGATAGAAACACCAACGCCAAAAGACAAGTTATCTGAAACAAAAGCACATCTTGCAAAAGCTGCCGATGCTTTCAAGGCTATTAATGATATCATTGGCAAAAAAGGTGCTATTTCTAATGAGGTCGATGAACGGAATTGGTCACAGATAAAACCTCTTCTCAAAGTTGCTTTTGATGAAATTATAGCGGCTGGTAAAAGTGGGGCTGAATTTGTTGCAATTGCGATGAAAAGTCTAAGCCCTGCCGGTAAACCATACTTTGAAAAGTTTGTTAAAGAAGAAATAGGAAAGGAGGCCACCAATGTTACCGATAATGTTAGAGGGGGCAAACCACAGAAAACAACGGTTAAAGATGATACAGAACGCATTGGAATGGAAGGCCCCGCAGATGTATCAAGGGTTGAAACAAAAGAGGGAGTTGTTAAACTTCCTAAAGGAGACGGAAGCACAGGTAATGTCAGTCTTCAGGGAAGAAAAAAAGGAAAAGATTTGGTCGAAAAATCTAAGCCAAGTCAAAAACCCGATAGCGCAGGTACAAAAAACAGAAATGTTGATAAAGAGAATATGGGAAGAGACGCTGGAAACGTTTCTGGATTTCAGCGATCAGACTATATAATCAAGCCCGGCACGTTAGAACGAGAAGGTAGCTGGAAAGATGCCGCAACAAATAACCTTGATGCTATTGAATTGTTTAAAAAAATAAATAAAGAAAAAAGGCTTGCTACTCTAAAAGAACAAAAAATTCTTGCTAAATATGTAGGATGGGGAGCGTCCGAGTTAGCGAATAATATGTTCCCAGGGTATGCACAACATGGAGAGCTTTTACCAGATTGGGCAGAAATTAAATGGTTGCCGAACATAAAGCGTCTTGTTGATCTTCTGTCACCTGAAGAAATAAAAACTGCTGCGAAGAGTACTCAATATGCTCATTATACAAACGAGCCAATAATTAAATCTATTTACAAAGCTCTTGCCAGAATGGGGTTTAAGGGCGGAAAGATTCTTGAGCCTGGTATGGGGATAGGTAATTTTGTAGGGTTACTTCCTGCCAAGATGCGGAAAACATCAAATTATACAGGGGTTGAGATGGATTCCATTTCTGCCGGGATAGCAAAGCTGTTATATCCTACACAAAATATGTTGCAATCGGATTTTGTTAAACAAGCCTTCCCAAAAAACTTTTTCGATGCTGCAATCGGCAACCCTCCATTTGGAGGAATAAAAATACTTGGGGACCCTGAATACAGGAAGCATAGGTTCTCTTTACACAATTTCTTTTTTGCCAAAACAATTGACAGGGTAAAGCCTGGAGGGCTTTTAATTTTTGTTACCAGTCGATATACAATGGATGCAAAAACAGATAAAGCCAGGCAATATATATCTGACAAAGCAGATTTGTTGGGCGCAATAAGACTCCCTCAAACAGCTTTCCTTGAAAGTGCAGGTACAGAAGTTGTAACGGATGTTTTGTTTTTACAGAAAAGAGAACCGGAAGAAAAAAAACAGGGTGAGGCTTGGTCGAAACAAAAAGATGTTTCTATTGGCAATGAAGTATCTTTAATCAATGAATATTTCGTTAACAATCCCGACATGGTGCTTGGTGAGCATTCCCTTGAAGGTAAAATGTATGGGAAAAATCAATATACAGTAAAACCTATTGATGGGGAAATAGAAGATCTTTTTGAACAGGCGACAAAAAAATTGCCTGCCAATGTTTACCAAAAAGTTTCAAACAAAGTTAAAGAAAAATTTAAAAAACAATCTATAATTGAAAGAGACTTTGATCCCAAAAATAAAAAAGAAGGCGGTATCTATTTAAAAGACGGGTCCGTTATGAAGGTTGATTTCGGTTCTGGTGTTTCTGTTGATTCACTGCATAAAGGAATTACGCCTAAAACAACTGGTTTTTTAAAGAGTTATATTAAACTAAGAGATGCTTTAAAACTTTCACATAAAGCGCAACTCGAAAATGGAGATTGGGAAAAAGCATTAATAACTCTTAATAAAGAGTATGATAACTTTGTTAAAAAACATGGTAAGATCAGATCGTTTACTACGACATTGCGTAAAAAAAAGAATGCCGAAGGAATAACGGAAAAAGTTGAATACCGTAATTATAAAAACCAATCCCTTGTTGAGATAGATTGTGAATCTTCTCTTGTTTTAACATTAGAAAACATAACGAATAATGGAGAAATTACTAAGTCAAATGTTCTTAAAGGTAGGACAGTACAGAAGCCAACTACTCCTATAATTAAATCTGTCCCTGATGCTTTCGCCGTTTCGTTAGACATGGTAGGAACCCTTGACATTGATCATATATCAAGTTTAATTAAAAAATCAAACAAGGAAGTTGTAGAAACTCTTGGCAATTTAATTTATAAGGCTCCTGATGGGTCTGGTTATATAATGTCAGATGAATACTTATCCGGCAACGTTGTAAAAAAACTTCAAGAAGCAAAGGCAGCCGCAGTTTTGGATTCTGCTTTTGAACGCAATGTTGTAGCCCTAAAAAAAACACAACCAGAACCATTAAGCCCAAAACAAATTACAATAACGCCAGGAGCCACATGGATACCTATTGAATATTATAGCCAATTTGCTACAGAAATTCTTGAACTGCCAAATACAGAAGTCACATATCAGCCAATTGATAATTCGTGGAAAGTGTTACCCAAAGAAGATACGAGACCAAGCTGGCGCAGGCGTGGAGATAGACAAGGTTATTCTCCACAAGAGTTAAGGGATGCTGCAAATGAATGGGGAACAGAACACCGTGGGCCTAATGAAATTTTTGATTCAATTTTGAATAACAGAAGCATCAGAATCACATACACTATTGATATAGAAGGCGGTGGGAAAAAAACTGTTTTTGATGCTGAAGCTACTGCCACGGCAAATGAAATTGTTAAAAAGATTAGGAACCGGTTTAATTCATGGGCATGGGAAAATGTTGATAGGGCAAGCGATTTAATAGATATTTATAATTCAAAAATAAATGTTATCAAAGGCAGGAAATTCGATGGTTCACACTTAACCCTTCCAGGGATGAGTAATCATTTTATCCCGTATGATCATCAAAAACGTGTTATTTGGCGGATACTACAGTCTGGGAATACCTATATGGCACATTCTGTAGGAGCAGGTAAAACCTTTATTATGATCTCTGCTGGTATGGAAATGCGCCGGTTAGGAATGATTAATAAGCCTCTTTATGTTGTCCCTAAACATATGCTTGGACAATTCGCGCAGGAGTTTCAGGAGCTTTATCCTATGGCGAATATTCTTGTAGCTGATGAAAAGAATTTTTATACAGAAAATAGAAAACGATTTGTAGCGAAAGCGACTTTAAACGATCCCGATGCCGTTATTTTAACTCATTCAAGTTTTGGTATGCTTGGAGTTAAAGAAGAAACATTAGCACCTGTTAGAGATGAGTTTTTAGAGCAAATGAGATTTTCATTATCTGAAATGGAAGATGATGATGAACCAAAAATGAAAATTAAACGGATGGAAAAAAGGATTGAGCAGGCAGAGCAACGGTTTAACTCCTTACTTTCAGATGGTGACAATGTTGTTTCTTTTGAAGAACTTGGTGCAGATTTTGTATTCGTGGATGAAGCTCATGAATTTAGAAAATTAGATTTCGCTACAAATAGGCAAATAAAGGGAATAGATTCTCAGGGTTCAAAAAAGGCTATTGACCTTTATATAAAAACACTTTGGTTGGAAAAGCAAAACCGTGGGCGATCACATGCTTTTGCGTCTGGGACACCTATTGTAAATACTTTGGGGGAGTTGTACACTCTCCAAAGATTTTTTGATCAAGGGGAAATGGAAGAAGATGGAATAAACCATTTTGATGCATGGGCGAATATGTTCGGAGAGCCTGTATCTGATTATGAAATGACCGCTTCTGGAAAATATGAACAGGTAGAAAGGTTTTCAAAATTTGTTAATCTCCCTGAGTTAATGTCTCGCATTAGAATGTTTACAGATGTGTTAACAAGTTCCCAATTAGGGACAAGGGTTAATCGACCTAAAATCAAGAATGGAGCGGCACAGATAGTTCTTGCACCAGCGAATGAAAGGCTTAAAGCATATCAAAAAGATAATTTACAACCAAGAATAGAAGCAAGCCGAGCTTGGAAGCCATCTCAGGGTCAACCTGGGAACCCCGATCCTATTATTAACATAATAACTGATGGGAAATTAGCTTCTATTGATATGCGATTTGTTGACCAAGGGGCCAAAAATGATCCTGAAAGCAAATTAAACATATGGATAGATGGAATTATTAAAACATATAAAGAAACAAAAGATTTTGTTTATGCTACAGAGTATGGGACATCCCAAAAATCAAAAATAAAAGGCGGGTGCCAAATATGTTTTTATAATAATGGGTTTGGGAGCGGTGTAATTAAGCGTAGAGGGTTTGATTCTAAAGCATTTGTAATGCAAAGGCTTAAAGACGCAGGTATTTCCTCAAGAAATGTTGGTTGGATTGATGATTATAAAACTGCCCCAGCAAAGCAAGCGTTCTTAAAACTCGTACGCAATGGGAAAAAGAGAATATTACTTGGTTCCGCAAAGAAGATGGGAACAGGTATTAATGCTCAAAACAGGTTAACGCATTTGCATTATTTGGATGCGCCTTGGTATCCTGCTGACGTTGAACAGCCAGAAGGCAGAATAATCCGGCAAGGGAACCAAAACACAGAAGTATCTTTATACAGGTACGCTACAAAGGGAAGTTATGATGCAACTTTGTGGCAAATGGTTGCAAGGAAAGCCAGGTTTATAGACCAAGTATGGGTTGGTGATAAGAATGTAAGATCAATTGAGGATATATCAGAAGCTAGTCAATATGAAATGGCTGCGGCGTTGGCCTCTGGAGATAAAAGAGTAGTTGAACTTGTTGGGATAAAAGCCGATATTGAAAGATTCCACCTTCTTAAAACTGCACACCAGGATAATCAAACAAAATTAGCATCCGATAAGCGTAATCTTGAAAAAAGTATTTCTATAACTCAAGGATGGCTTGAAGATTTTGGAACCATTGAAGATTCCTTGCCTGGTTTTATTGGTGCAGAGATTGACGGGAGAGTTGGGAATGAAACATTTACGGAACGGAAAAAGTTTGGGGCCGCACTAAAAAAACAAATCAAACAAGTTTTTGTTGAGAAGAATGAAAGCCTTTCTATGCTTGGCTCTATTAGTGGAATAGATATTAATGTTGAAACTATAGAGGGCGTAACGAGACAGATAACAGCCCCAAAGTTAGATATTGAAATTTCAAAAAATGATTTTCGCCGTACAATTGATAATACCTTTACATCACAAGAAGGATGGGACGCTACCGATGCCGTTGGGTTAACAAAAAAAATTACCAATACAATCAATGATCTTTCCTCTGTTAAATCAGAATCAGAAGAAAAGCTTGATCAAGACAAAAAGAAAATTGAAAGGATAAACAAAAAGCTTGGGGCCCCCTTTGAGCATGCAAAAGAATTTACAGAAAAAATTGCCGAAGCGGCATCCCTTGAAAAAGAATTATCCGAAGAAGAACCTGTTATCCCAGAAACTAAAGATATCCAATTTGAAACAGCCGGAACAAAAGGCCGGCCACTAACAAACGAGGATATAAACAAAGCCTTCGGCAAAATGAAAAATGTCACTACAGGCCAGGATAAGGCAAATAATTTCTGGTTTCAGTTTAAAGGCTTCCCGAAATTTACGATCCTTGAGGTGGATTCAATTAATGATCGGGTAGGTCTTACAGATAAAAAATCAAAAAAACAGCCAAAAATAGGAGCCTTTTTACGTGAATCGAGACAGATTTGGTTCAAGACCGGAGGTGTGGGCGTAAAAGCCGATATAGGAACGCTGCATCACGAGAACTGGCATTTGTTTAAAAAAATGGGTGTTATATCAAGAAAAGATTTAAGAGCCGTTAAGAGAGCAATCAGGCACAGTGGTAACTTAGGAATTATCACAGAAGAAACAGAAGCCTCATGGATAGCAGATGCCGCAAAGAGCAGGGAATATGCCAGAGATTCCGCTATAGGTCGCATCTTGCAAAAGATTGGTGACTTCTTTGACGCTATGGTTAATATAGTTGCGACTACCAGTCGAGGCGTTATGCGTAAGATGGAAAGCGGAAAAATGGTTACGCAAGATGCTGATGTTGGGCAGATGTCCTTATCGCCTGCTATGGCTTTTGAAACCCAAGACGTAGACCTATCAGAAGAAATAGAAGAGGAAGACACAGCCTTTCAGCAAGCAATTGATTTAATTTCAGCACATTGGGGCAAGCAAGGCAAATATACCAATGAGCGTAAAAAGCTGACTTTCCTTGAGCATCATCTCGGAACCACAATGTATAACGCCAAGCGTATTGGCGGGTGGTATAACAGATTTTACAATGTAATTCGGAATCTGGGTCAGTATAAATTCGAGCAGCAAAACCGGCTTAGAGGTGAGGGTGATGCTTCTCTATTCGCACCGTTGGAAACATTTTCCAAAAAAAACAAAACTGAATATCGTAAATTAAGAAAATACCTGGTCAACAAGGATATTAATGCTGAAGGTTACAAGGTTAGGCCGACATTAGAAACAGGCGCATTATCTGAAGGTGCATATGATATAATCAACGAGAAAGGCACGGTCATTGATACCCAGACAACTGAAGATGAAGCCTTTAATGAAGTATGGGAGATGGAGGCCGATGCAACCGACTTTACGGATGCAGGGAAAGAGGCATTACTTAATTTCCGGAAAATGACCCGCAACCTGTACAAACATTATGCCAAGGGCATGAATGAGATTATTGAAATGGCGCGGTTATCAGGTCAGCCTCCGCCGAAAGTAACAACCATAGTAGGTGGCAAGCCGGTTAAGATAAGTTTAAAACAAGCCATTCAAGATATGGGCGATAGGCAGGGATATTACTTTCCAAGAATTCGGGAATCAGGAGAATGGAAGATTGAAGGCCGGAAAGAAGGCATGCCAAATCAAATGGATTTCTTTGCATCAAAAGCACTATCAAAAGGATACGCTCAAAAATTAAGACGCCAAGGATACAAGGTTGAATCAACTCATTCAGGGGCTTTCTCAGAAGACCTGTTCCAAACGCTGGCTCCACTTCTTGCTCAAGAACAGGTAGTCAATAGCGTAATAGACAGAGTGTCTAAAAACGAAGATTTTGACGCTGTGTATGCTGATATGTTTGCCAAGCAATATGCTGAGATGTTAAAATCTCATGGCTCCCGGGCAAGGATGATCGGCCGGTCAGATGCTATCGGGATTGATGTAAAACGTGGGTATGAAACTGATCCAGTCAAGGCTATTGCGATTGCCACGGAAGCCGCTGCTGGCGGCTATGCTAAACAACAGATTGCGATTAACGCAATGAAAGCAATCACGGGTCGAGATTTATCCTGGGAAGAATACCAGAAGGACAATCCCGGTAAAAAACATGAAGATTATTTAAAGGACATCCGTAAACGCGGCGCCGATGCTTCCAGGCAACAAACTGAATACAAGGAAGCGACTGAAACGCTACAGGATATTTTAAAGAACCAGGAACTTGCAGACAGGATTGTTGGAACGCTTAAAGGTATGGCTGTTGTTTGGTATTTAGGAGCCAGGGTGAGTTCCGCTGCTGTGAATTTAACAAATATGGTTATGGGTGTACCTGCTACGATGGTTGGAGAATTATCAGACAAGGCCAGTAAGATTTCATTCAGACAAGCTTTCAAGCATATAGGCAGTGCTGGAATAGCATACGGTAAATTCAGAACTGGAACATTAAAAGATATTGGTCAGTCTGATTTATTCCAAGAAATAGAAAAGCGGGGCTGGGACGCTCCGCAGTTCAATATGGAAGCGTTAAATGCCCTCCAGAACAAGTACGGTAAGGCCTGGGGCCAAGTTATAGACAAATCTATGTGGATGTTCGGGGTAACGGAAAAGATCAACAGAGCAACCACTATAGGCGCAAATTACATGGCCTTATGTAAAAAGAATAATGTCCGGCTACGAGATACTTCCGGCAAACTTCATGAAACATTGTTGCTTAAAGCCAGGAATGCTTCTGATGTAGCCCACGGTGTATATGAAAAAGGGAACCGACCGTACCATATGAGGGGTGAACATATTGGAGCAAGAGTTTTACAGATGACTTACGTGTTCCAAACATTCACCCACAATTATCTGCAAGAAATGATAAGGCTTGGGCTTGTTAAAAAGCAATATGGCGCAGCGGCATACATGGCCTTATCTGGGGGGGTAATCGGTGGTCTTGGTGCTACCGTCCCGATCGGGATTGCGAAGGCCATTGCAGCTTTATTTGATGCTGACGATCCAGAAGAAGAAATGATCAAGTGGGCGGAGGATGCATTTGGCGGCGGTA